ATTATGAAAGCCAAATAATAGATGAGTTAAAAAAATTAAATAAATTTGTAGATTATGTAGGTAATAATGATTTTAAATCATCACTTAGGCGTTGGCTTATAACACAAGTAGCCGAGATAAGTATTACTAATGATGAAATATTTGATGAAAATTTTGACACCATAATAAGAGAGAGATTAAGTAAATTTAATTTAATAGATAACAATGTTATATTTTCAAGTACTGCCTTTTCGTTTTTAGTTAAATTAATTGACCAAAACCTTCCTTAATCAAAATTTATATATAGTTAATTAAAAAATAAATTATTGAGAGGGTTATATGTGGGCTACTATACTTAAGGGTAAAGCCACATCTAAATATATTAAAAACTATGTGTATAAGCATGGTTTAACTGAAGAATTTTTACCAGCAGATTATATAATTCAAAATATAAAAGCGAAGGGTGGTAGACAATCCGGTAATTTTACACAGAATAGTATAGTACCAACTTTAAAGGCATTAGTTAGAGATGGTTTAGCAGAATCAAAAAGGGAAAATAAATGGGATGGTAGTAGAAATAGAGAAGTTTTACTGTTTAAAAAATTACCAGAACCTTTAGTAAAATCAAATTGGGAAGATACAGTAGATGAAATGGTTGGTATTAATACCGACTTTGAAGATATTTATAATACATTAGCAAAAAAATTCAAATTTAATGCACCATCAAGAAAGGAACTTAATGAATATTTATCAAATAATTATAAACTAACAAGTATGTGGGCAAATTTATGGAGTAGGGAAGAACAATGACATGGAAAATAATATTAAAACAAATAAGAAGAGTAGACCGTAAAGGTGAAGAAATAAGTCAAACAAGAATGGCGGGCGGAAGTAAAGCCGATGATTTATTAGAAGTAGATGAAAGAAACTTAGATGTAGATGAAACATTTGAAGATGTATATGATAGTAAAACTGATGATGAATTAGCGAGGGCTACTAAACAAGATATTATTACAGAAATTGAGTATTATCTTAAAGGACTATCTAAGGAAAAATTAATTGATATTTTAGTTAGAACTAAAGGAGATATTAGATTAAAGGATGACCCATTTGAGTGATTATATGACTTCTCCAGATATTCAAGCATCTTTAGAAAATGCTGAAGAAATTGCAAAATTAACAGGCCGTTCAAAAGGTGATGTTATTGCAGATTTGCTTGATGATGGTAAATTAAATAATTCTAATGCTCTAAAAGAAAATACTTCTGCTATTGATAGAGCAACAGAAATGGCTAACAAAACTCATAAATTATTAACTGCTTTAATCCCTATACTTATTTTATTATCAACAAGTGGTTTAGAATTAACAGGTATTATTGACCTTACTCCCGCAGGTAATGGTGATGATGATGAATGGTTTTGGGAAGATGAAGATGGTAATGAATATGATGATATGATTTGGGGTTGTACAAATGATGCGGCAGAAAACTATGACCCTGAAGCAAATGTTGATGATGGTTCTTGTATTCCGTTAGAAGAATGTGAACCATTATTTTATGATTACTATTTAGATAAAATTGCAAATACATCTTTAGAATTTACATATGATGTTGATGTTAATTGTGATGAGGTACAACAAGTAGAAGTACAGTTTTTAGTTTATGATATTAATGGTACATATGAAGAACCATTTAATTATTCAATAGATATATGGGATGTATATAATGGAGATGCTGAATACAGAAATATGTCTTTAGGTAGTTTTACTAATGGTAGTTATGATGCATATGTTTATTTAATAAATGATGATAACATAGTAATAGACGAAATTATTTGGTATAATATTGAGTTAGAAGCAAGAACAGAAGATGAGGTATAATTATGTGGAAAAATATATTAAAAGCAAAAGTACCTGCTGTAAAAACAAAGCAATATTATACCTATGTAAAATTTATTAAAAAAATTCTAAAAGATGAAGGTGGTGCTGCTGGTATGAAGAATTTTATAGAGGCTGGAAATAAAATAGATGGCTTTGATGAAAAATATTTAAAATATGTTATTAGTGATGCAATAGACCATGATGATTGGTTGGCTGAACATGAACATGGAGATTATTATCTAAAGGAGGATTAATATGTCTTGGGAAAATATTTTAAAAGGTAATGAAGTTTTTGTATTATATCAAACCTATGAAGTACACGCACGAGACCCTTATTATACAGTTGATGCTGATGATGTTGTTGGTATTTTTACTTCAAAAGATAAAATGGTAGAATATTTAGAAAGAAAAAATCTTGTTAAACCAAATACGGAAAGAAGTTTAGAAGGTATGTTATCAGAAGTTATGATGAGTTTTGCTATATACACCCTTGATAAACCAAAGGAGGGGTATGAATGACTTGGGAAGATATTTTAAAAAGAAAAAAGCGCAAATCAAAAAAGCGCAAACCTAAGAAAAAAGAAGATATGAGAGTAGGTCGTGTTTATCCTTCAGATAGAGCAGGTAAAAAAATTATGATGCTAACGCATGAGGGTAAAAAAATTCATGCAGGTGCTAAAGGATATGGTAATTATAAAGGAAAGGGAAAGAATAGAGGTGGGGGAACACATACTAATAAAAAACGCAGGGCTAATTTTAAAGCAAGACATAACTGCGACCAATGTAAAGGTAGAATTACAACTCCTAAATGTTTAGCGTGTAAAAAATTGTGGTGATTATTTTGAATTGGGAGGATATAATTCAAAAGAAAAGCAAAGCCCGTAGAAGGAAGGGTGCTAAAAGAGCCAAGAAAAAAACAAGGCGTGATGGTAAATCTAAAGGAAAAAGAGATGCTTGTTATTATAAAGTTAGAAGGCGTTATAAAAAATGGCCTTCGGCTTATGCTTCAGGTGCATTAGTACAATGTCGTAAAGTAGGTGCTAAAAATTGGGGAAATTCTGTTAAAAAATCTGAATCAAAATGGATGACAGAATTATCAGCAGGTAAAAAAAAATTATTAAATGAGCAACCTTCTATTAAAGTAGAATTCCCCGAATTATCTTTTCCCGATAATGAATCTGAATTATCAGAAGTTATGAATATAAGAAGTAAATACGAAATGGACAAAGATGTTGAAAAGGATTTAGACCAAAATAATAATCAAATGATGTTAGATATTGTAGGTGAAGAAGAATCAGATTGGGAACAATTTTTACAAGATATAAGAATTTACAATATTAAATTAAAAATGCAATATAAAAGACCAAGACCATATGAAATTTCAGATAAATTAAATTCTATTACAGATACTGATGATACTCCTTCTTTTCCAAGCGGTCATGCTATGGAGGCTTATGCTTTAGCAGAAGTATTATCAAATGATTATCCTGAAAAAGAAGAAGAATTATTTAATATGGCTGAAGCGATTGCTTTATCAAGAGTATTAATGGGTAATCATTTTCCAAGCGATATAGAAGCAGGTGAAAAAGTAGGATTAATATTTGCTAAAGCATATCTTAATAGTGATATAAATAAATCTTGGGAAGATTTTATATTTAAAGGGTGGGTTGATTGTTCTTCATGTGGTAAAGGAAAAAAGCGTAGACCGTGTGGTAGAAAAGATGCTTCTAAAGGACAAAAAAGAAGATGCCGACCAACTTGTTCAGCGTGTAAAGATTACAAAAGACGAGCAGGTAAAAGAGGAAAGAAAAAGAAAAGAAGAAAGGGAACTTTTAGTTTAGAAGATAAATATGGACTTCACGGTTGGTTTAAAAGGAGGGGTTAATATTTCATGGAAAGATATTCTTAAGTCTAATTATACTAATGTTAACGACTTTCAATTATTTTTATCAGATGTATTTAATATTCCCAAAGAAGATAGTAAAAACATTAAAGCGTCACAAGGTCTTATGCAAGCAACAAGTATTGGAAAATTTATGAATGACATTACTGAACAAGAATTTTATAGATTAATGAGTCTTGCTGAAGAAAAAAGGTATCAAGAATTAATTGATAATTTAGAAGAACTAAAAGAAAAATCAGTTAAACAAAGAAAAAGAGAATATAATCAAAGACCTGAAAGAAGGGCATATGAGAAGGAATATAGACAAAGACCGGAAGTTAGAGAGAAAAACATAGAAAGAGATAGGAAAAGATACCAAAAAATTAAAGAGAAAAGAGAAAAAGAAAGAAAAGAATATGAAGCAAGTCCTGAATATGCCCGAAAGAAAAAACAAAAAGAAAAAGAAAGGAAAGAAAAAGAGCGTGCTTATAAAAGGGCTTACAATCAAAGACCGGAAGTTAAAGAAAGAAATAGACAAAGAGCGAAAACACCAGAAGTTAGAGAAAGAAAAAGAGAATATGAGTCAAGACCTGAAGTTAAAGAAAGAAGAAGGCTATACAGGGAAAGACCGGAAGTTAAAGAAAGAAGAAAAGAATACAAACGAAAATACTCAAAAACTTCTAAATATAAAAATTACATAAATCGAAAAAATCGTGAAAAGAGGGAGAAATTGTAATGAGTTGGAAAGATATTCTCAAAGCAAAAAGAATCCCAAGAAAAAAAGGACAACCTGCTAATTCTAAAAAACATTCAGATTTATATACAGATGAAAATCCTAAAGGAACAATACATGGTTTAGGATTTAAAACTGTAAAAGATGCAAAACGCTCAGTAGCAAAAATAAAAAGAAGTGATAGAACACACGCTCATAAAACTCAAGCGGCTATTGCTATGGAACAAAGAGCAAGAGAAATGGGTAAAAAAACTGCGGCAGGTATTTATAGGACTTTTATTAACCAACAAAAGAAAAAGACTAAAGAAAAAAGGAAGCGTAAAAAATGAAAGATTTTGTTTATTGTGGTCGCTGTTATGAAACTGATAAAGTTTATCCTTTTGGGTTTTGTAAAAAATGTTGGATTAAACACGGCAAACCTAAAGCGATGAATGGTGATATAATTGCCCAATAAAAATAAAGTTAGAAAGCCAATAAAAAGAAAAAAAGGAGAACCAAGTCAAAAATCTGAAAAGAAAAGACCTAATAAACCAAACTATCCGAGAAAGAGATGATAATATGTGGGAAAAAATACTCAAGTCTGAATTAATTAAAGTCGGTACTAATATGCAAGATGCTGACTTTTGGCTTATTAGAGTACATGATGCAAATACAGTAGGTAAGCCTGTTAAAGAATTTAAACCTCAATATATAGGAATTAAAATTATTGCTACTGATAAACTTGACCCACAGTTTATGTATTATTGGTTTATGAATTTACAACAGAATCAAAAATATTGGTATCAAATGGCTATACCTGATTCAAGAGGAACATATCATATTAGAATATCTGACCTTAAAGATTTAATTAAAAGGATAGTGGTACAATGAATTGGACAACCATATTAAAAAGGAAAAAGATGCACGCTAAAAATTTTAAAACATTTAAAAAAGTCTTAATAGAATTAGTAGAAGCGATGCCAAATGATGAAGTTTTTACTTTAAATACATTTGAAGTTAAAAGAGATTTGATTGAAAGATTAAAAAATGAAAATTTACAAACAAATTCATTAGCAATATGGGAAAAAACGAGCATGGATAATTGGATTAAATCAGTTGGTAATAGGATAGTTTCAAATATGGAAAATGTAGATGTTGTTTCGAGAAATGATAGACAATACGGTAGACAAGTAGCATTCATAAAAAAGACAAATGATATTACTAAAAATTTAAAACTTGTAAAACCTGAAGTTTCTGGTAAAGTTAAAAGAAAGAAAAAGCCTCTACCAGATTTTGTAGAAGATGAAAAAGAAAAGCCTCCTGTTAATGAAGAAGAAATATCACCTGATTGTTTAATGTACTATAAAAGAATTACAGTTTTGATTGTGGATTTTGTGACTATTGATATGCCTCAAATATTAAATAAGGCTTTAAAATTTGGTTATTGGGATAAAACCGGCATTAATACTACATACAATTTTGAGCCGGATGCTAAAACAAAAACAGGAGGAAAATATCCAACACAGTCGTATGATTTTAATTATTATTTTAGCCCTACTGATAGTACTAATTATAAAGACCTTTTTTATGCGGCAGTTGATTTTACTTTTACTAAATCCGAAAATATACCAAGAAAAGATGCTTGTACTTTATTATGGTTAATTCATTCTGGTGGTTGGACACCTGTTATTAATGATTTAGATTGGTGGCCTCAAGGTATGCAATTGCAATTAAATACTTATGACAGTATTGGATTAAAAAACGCTGGACTTGATTTACAAACTCAAATCATGACAGGTGGAAGCGATTTACCTTCTTTTGGAATTCAATTATATTTTTCTATTGTTAAGAAACAATATATAAGGTATAATAATTTACCAGATGAAATTAAAAAAGTTTTAACTGATATACATTTTGATGTGCGTAAAGAAACACGAGAATTATTTAAAAAGATACAAGATATTGCAGACGAATGGGTTAATTCAAATCCTGATTTTGCTAACAAATTTAGGCTTGATAATAAGTAATTAATATATAGTAGTTAAAAAATAATTGAATCAAAGGCGAAAGTCATGTCATGGGAAGATACCTTACAAAAACAGTATCAAGGACTTAATAGTATTATTGATTTTATAGCAAGACAAAGAGATATTTTAAAAGAAATGGAGGATTTAGCAAGGGAATCTTTTGGAACTTCGGGTGAAGAAACTAATATTCCTTTTGATGTAGATGAGGCTAAAGACTTACTTGAAGATTATGAAAAATTTGGTAAGAGTATTGAAAAGTTATTTCAACAAATGATTAGAAAAGGAGAGTTACAATAATGACATGGGAAAAATATCTAAAGAGTATTACAAATAAAGATATTACTGATTGGGAAACAGCATTAAAAGCATTTACTGAAGAAGGTAAAAAGTTAGGTATGCCCTTAGATGTCATTGATTCTATTGTTAAGGCTTTAAGGAGAAATGAGGAATGACATGGAAAAATATACTTAAAGAAGATGATGACGAACCACAAATTAAACCTGATGGTTCGGTTTTTATTCCTAATTATGGTTTTAAAAATAAACCTTTTAGGCAAGATAAACAGCCTATTGATAGAGATGAAGAGGGAAAAATTTTACCCGATGAATTAAGAGGAAAAAAGGTTGGACTTGTTAATTGGTTTAAAACAATAAAGGCAACTTTTCAAGAAATGCTACAAAATACAGGTTATATGGGTAGGAGAGGATTTCAAATATCATCTGCTGGTGCAAAACCTATGACTCAAGAATCAGGTGCTTCAAAACAGATAGAAATACTTGGTCTACAAATTGCTCAGGAAAATATTGAAACTATGTTAGAAGGGTATGTTAATTCTATTACTAAATATAGAGGTAAAGGTAAGCAATATCCTGCTGACCTTCCAGAAAATTTTAGTGACGAACAAAGAAGTATTCAAGGAATAATGGGTTCTTCCGGCTATAATAGAATTATGGATGCAGGACTTAAATTTTCTGAAGAATTAATGTCGGGTATTTTTGATACTATGTATTTATCAGTAAGGGCTGAATATGATTCTCCCGATGATGAAGATAATCCACTTGAAGATGTAGACGAAAATGAGTTATTTGAAAAGGCTTCTAATGAACATATACAAGAAATTTGGTCGGCTCATGGTAATCAAATAACAACACAAGTTAGAAATTTAATTAATAACGCAGGTGAGTATTTAGACGATGTACTAAATGAAGGGGATAAATCTTTATTCGATTTAGACGGTGATGGAACTAAAGATATTAATAATACAGATATAAAAAATAGTATTAAAAATACTTTACAACAAGCCTATTCTAAACCTGAAATGACAGAATTAATAGCAACATTTACAGCAAATGTTAATTGGGCTTTTGTAATTAAATATGTAAAAGGCCAGCAGGATATGATGGAAAGTGAAGTTGCAGACCAAACTTCATATAAAGATTTAGGACAAGACCCAGATTTTGAAACAGAAATGGCTAATAGACCTGAAATAAAATATGGTGAAGAATATGGACAAGCAAGACGAAAATTTGAAGATGAATACAAATCTGACGATACTTACGGAAATGAATTCGACTGGTTTTCTATTTTATCTAAAGAATCAGCAACAGGAATGACTACTAATGCAGGTTTTACTCCAGCAGTACATAATTTAAGATTTGGTGAAAAACCTCCATGTGAAAGATGTAATGATAAAACTACCCCTTGTGGTTGTGATAACTGATGAGTAAATTTGAAGGCACAGATTTTGATAATGTTGAACAAGGTTTAAACATTAAATCTATAAAAGGTGCTTATGCCGCATGGGAAAGAAGATGGAATAAAGGTAGTGCATGGGGAATTGTAGGCGGTAAAAAAGGTGAAGCAAAACCTGATACCGTTTTAGAAACAGTATTAAATCATGGTGATTCTACATATGCTCGTGACCAAGCAAGAAGCACAGAAGGATTAGGAGTATTAATTAAAGCATTAAAAGAAGTTTTTGATGGTACTGTAATAGAAACAGCAGAAAAAGAAAAATTACAAGAAGCAATTGATGATATGTTAGGTGTTTTAAGAGAAGATAAATGGAATCCAAGAAATATACCTTTTAGAACTGTGGTTAGTTTTACTGAAACAGATGATGAACCTATTGTAGAAAGAGATACAGTTTATGGTCATTACAGAACAGAAGCATATAATGAATATGTTACATGGGCACTTGAAAATAAACCTAATTTTAATGGTCAATTAGCCGAAACAAAAAGTTCTTGGTATAATGAAAAAAAGGGTGAAGCAAAACCTCCACTTTGGCAAGCAATTACAGGAGAAGGAGAAACAGACTACGGTAAAAATGGTTTATTAGCATTAGCAAGACAAGCATTAAAAGGTATTCAAAAAATTAAAATGCCTGATGGTACAAGAATTGCAGTTTTTAATAATTCAAAAGGGCCGATTCAATTAGCACAAATTAAAAGCGTACAAGAAAAAGTAATTGAAGTATTACAAAACCCTTCTATTTATCCGGCTGGTAAATCAAGAGCACCTATGAAAGATAGATTAAATGCCGCATTTACAAATGAAAGTTATGCTATTAGAAATAAAGAAGAAGCAGAACTTCTTAATTTTGCAAGAGGTTATGATAGAATTGAGGGCATTGAAAAAATTAAAAGCATACAATTAAGATTTCCAACAAATAATATTGCATTAAATAAAACAATTAAAGAAGTACTAAAAATATTAGGTGAAGATATTAAAACCTATGAAACTCCAAAAGTTAATGAAGGTACTGCTAAACCGGGATTAATTTTGAAACAACAAGGTGAATTTCAAATAGATAAATTTGGTAGTCAAGTTTCAACATTAGATGAAATGCTACAAAAGAAAACGAGATGTTTTAAACCAAATTGTCCTTATGCTCAATATAGAGGTGGTAGTACTGAAGTTACAGTTAAACAAACACAATCATGTTCTAAAAGAAACGAAAGAGGTTGTGCAGGAAATAAAAGTGGTGGAACACAAGGATGGAATAGGAGATAAATAATATGAGTTGGACAAATATACTAAAAAGAAAATTAACAGATAAGCAAAAGAAAATTGCTGAAGCGGCTGAACCTAAAGATGAAATTACAGGTGCAGATTTTAAAGCATTGGCTGAAAAAAATAAAAAAACTGTTACTCGTAAAGATAATAGAAAAAAAGGAAGAGGCGCATTTACAGATAGGGATTGATTTAAATGACAAGGAAAGTAAGAAAATCTTGTAAATTCTGTCAGCATGACGAGCGTGATGGATTAGAAGAAGATATACTTGCTGGAAATATTACTTGTGATGAATTAGATAAACAAAATAATTGGTGGTCAGGAACTTCAAAAAAACATATGCAAAATCATTTAGGGAGTTATCATGATAATTCAAATCCTTCATGTTCTTTATGTACGCACCCTAATAGAGCAGAAATAGAAATTAGAATAGCAGAAGGCGAATTAAAATTATCCGAAGTCGCTGAAATGTTATCTTGTTCTGAAGCCCAAATACAATTACACATGAAAAAACATTTGCAACCTATTGTTCAACAACATGGTGCTATGGAAGTAGCGAGAATGGATTTAAACGAAATAGATATATTATCAGGAAATGTAACTACATTACAAAATAAAGTAAATGAGTTATTAGAAAATACTGATTTAGGTACAAAACAAATTGATTCATTAACAAAATTAGCAAAAGAAATTAGAGAATCTCTAAAGTATATGTTAGAATTTAAAGGACAATTGGTTCATAAAAGAGAAGAAACTGTTGTTGTTCAACAAGTTGAAATTATACAAAAAGTTTTAATAGAAAAATATCCTGAAGTATGGACTGAGATTAGGGATAGTGTAGCGGAGAGATTACAATGAGTTGGAAAGATATAGTAAAAAGCAGAACCTATTTTACACGACCTGCTTCAATTGAAGAGGGTGGTAATGAACCTAACCCAAAAACAAAGGAAGATTATGCTCTTGAACAAATGTATAATATGTTAGAAAAAATCCAAACCACAATAGCAGTAGTAAGAACAATACCGTCTAATCCTGATAATATTGCTTATTTAAAATATCTAAAGGATGCCGAATCTGAATTAAAGAAACTGATAAGGAGGAAAGAAAAATGAGTTGGAAAGATATTTTAAAATCTGTTGAAAGAATACCTTATCCTCCACCACAAATAAAACCAAATCCACCACCTCCACCAAAAGGCGACCCTAATATGGAAGAATATAGAAATAGAAAATATCAAGGTGGAAAATTAGAATATGAGAATCCTTTTACAAGAAAATTCTTTATGGAACCGCAAAAGAGAAAAGAAGTTATGAATCAAATAAGAGAACTACAAAGGCAAATTGCTGAAAAGAAAAAAGAATTAGAAAGGTATTCGCAACAAGAAAGACAAGCAACAGGAATGTTTAGAAATGATTAGGTGAATAAAATGAGTTGGGAAGATATATTAAAAAATAGAAAACAAGTACCAGATAAAAAAATGAGAGATGCTATTGATAAGTTTGTAAATAGTAAAGAAGGTAAAACTTCTATAAAAGAAGTAAATCAACATCTTCTAAAAAAGTTTGGTGTAATGGCTATGAAATCACCACCAAGAACAATAAGAACATATTTATTTGGTTGGCATTCTGATAAAACAGAAGAATTTGACCCTAATACAATGAGGGCAGATGATTATTATTATGAATTAGAGGAATAAATAATGGCTAAAAACGAAGTACAAGATATTAGATTAAATAATATTGAAACAAAGGTTGATAGACATGAATTATTATTAGATAAATTAGCGGATAATCAGTTAGAGTTAAGTACGAGATTAACGGAGTTAACATCATCAATGGAAGTGCAGAATCAATTAATCGGAGAAGGTTTTGATTTAATTAAAAAAGTAATTATAGGTTTAACAAGTTGTTTATCAGCAATATTAGTAGGTACACAGGTGATGTAAAATGGGTAAAAAAGAAAAATCATTTAATGATAAATTGGTAAATAAAACAGTATTGCCCGCTATATATCTTTGGTTATTGGCTTCAGGTGCTGTTGTTTATACAGGTATTGTAAAACCTGATGTAGTACTAACTAATTTAGACGGTTTTATTGCACTAATAGCAATTATTGGGGGAATAGCCGCACCCGCATTTAATACTCTTCTTAGAACATGGGAGGCAGAACAAGCAAATGAAATTGTAGAAGTTCCTGCTGAATATGAACATAGAAGAAGTTTAGAAGAAGCACAACATAAACATCAAATGTCTATGGAAGCAGAAAATAATACTCATAGTAACACTATGGAAACAATACAAGGTGAATAAAATGACATGGAAAGATATATTAAAAATGCCAATGCCCACAAATGTAGGACAACAGCGAGATGAACGATATAGACAAAGAATAATTGATTATGAGGAAATGACAATTGAACCTAAATTAACAGAATTTTTTGAAAGGCAACCATCAGAAACTGAACAAAAATTTGCTATAAAAGTAATTGGTGGCGATGTTGGTAGTGTTGACCGATGGTTTCCAAACGAAAAACCTGTACCTCTTTATGTTGTAGGAACTGAAACAACAAAAACATTGGGCGGTAATGCTGAATTTGTATTGAAAGTAATTGGAGAATTATACGATAAAGAAGGTTATCAAGTAACAAAAGACGGCACTAATAAGATATTAATACGACTTGAAGATGATGGAACAATATAAGGTGATTTAAATGGTTAAAGAAGAAAAATTAAAAGACGCAGTAGAAGATGCAGAAGATGTAGTTGAAGATGTCTTAGATATAGCAGAAGATTTAGGACTTATTAGTGAAAAAAAGGCAGATAAAATTCTTGCTAAAGTAAAGCAATATAAGAAACAAATTCTTATTGCTATTCCTACTCTTGTAGCAGTAGTCCTATTAGTACAATCTCAATTGTGAGGTTGTAACATGAGTTGGATTTCTATTTTAAAAGCAGATATTCCGCCTATTTCAGTAGGCGCATTAATGTCTAAATTTAGAACAGGAAATTTACCAACCAAAGAAGAGATAAGTAAAGTTACAAATCAAGATTTACAAAATAAATATTTAGATTCTGTACTTACCAAATTAAAGGAACAATTTGAATCTTCTAAAGAAGGTAATGATATACCTGATTCTATTATATCGCAGATGATTAATGGTAAAAGAACAAAGGTTGCTTCAACAAGAGATGAGGCTTTTAAAATTATAGAACAAAGATTAAATGACTTAAAAGAATTAACTACTGAAACACAAATAGCAAGCGAGGTAGGTTTTATAGAAGGTTTCAATGAGGTAGAAGGTAAGAAAACACCATTTGGTAGAACATACGGTGATTTAGTTTCTACTGAAGGTAAAACAAATCAAGAGTGGACTATTGAAACACTTAATGTTCTTTACGATATGATGGTTAATGAACCGTCTGTTGAGGTTTTATATGCTTTACATAAATTTATAGATGGAAGTACTAATGGTCAATTTAAAAGTGATACAAAGTGGTATAACAAAATGGGATTAAATTCTATTGATAATCCTGACCCTAAATTTTTCCAAAATATATTTGATTTGAGATTAGAAGATGAAGTAACGGGCGGCCTTGATACAAGAGTGTTTGATTTCTTTACAGACAAATACAAATATACTGCTGAAGAAATGCAAAATATTACGGTAGTATCAGGTAAAGAAGATGATAAATACGGTAGAGCAAGTGAAAGAGTTAGAAGAGAAGGAACAACCGAAAGAAGTAAAATTATTGGTGATGCAAGAACAATGACTATTGGTGAAAAGGGTTCAGAAAGATTACCAACCAATGATAATATTGCAAATATGATAAATGATTTAACTGAAAATAATTTTAAAGATTTGGTTTTAAATTTACAAAAGACAAATTCAGCCGAAGGTATATTTAAGAATATAAAAAATCAAAGTATAGGAATAGTCTATGATATGGCTTTTAAGAAACCGGGAATTGCACAATTAGTAAGAGATATACAAATAAGAAGAAAAGGTGATTCTGATTCCCAAAGAAAAAGAGATTTTTTAATAGATTGGACTATTAGTTATATTAATAGAAGAATAAATGAGGCAGATGATACTTTAAATATAGGTGGCTATGATTTATTTTCAACACAAAAATTAAATGAAAGAGATGATGAAGGTGAATTACTATATCCAAGAAGTAGTCCAGAATATAAAACTCATTATAAAAATAAGTCTGAATTAAAAGATTGGATTATTAATAAAGTTAATGAAGGCGATGAAACTTGGTCTAAAAGATACAAAGATGATATTAGAAGAAAAAATCAAATGGATTCACAATTTAGAAAATTACCTGCCGAAGAACAAAAAGAAATACTTGCCGATAATCAAAAAATGAAAGAGTATTTTAATTTTCAAGGTAATACAGGCCCTGATTTTGTAGATTTAGCATATTCTTTTAATACTTCTAAAGGTGTATCAGATTTTATTGATTTGTTAGGAAAACCTATGAGTCGTTTTCAAAAAAATATGTTAGCAGTAATGTATAATTCATATATAGATTTAGGTGTTGACGGCCAAGATAAAATAAATCAAATAATACCTATGGGTAATTTTAGAGGATATTTACCGACAGGTAGATTATTTGCTGATGCTCAAGAGCAGACATTTTTAAAATCTATGAGAGCATTTTTTACTGTATTTAAAATGTCGCTACCAAGAGCAAAACTTAGTACTTTAAATGTAACCTTTTCCGCATTAGTAGCAGAATTCTTTGATAGGATAGATGAGTATTTTAGTGAGATAGATGATACATCAAGTGTTAATGACAGATTGTATATTATGGAAGAAATATTAGAAGGTATAGGTCTTGAAGAAAACGCTAATACTTGGTTTAATACCAAAAATGATTTTGAAGAATTAGAATCAATAATTGATAAATTAAGAGAAGAAGTCGAAGATGCAATACAGGCAAAACTTATTTCAAATATTCAAACTATTGCCGATGATACTACAAACAAGTACCCTAAGATTAGAGAATATTTAATTAGGAAAAAATATCTAAAGCCATTTGTTCCCAAGAATGAGGGGGAGGAAGAATAATGGATATAGATAGTTTTGACCCTGAATTAAAAACCAAATTAGATAGAGCCGCAAGAATGTATAATAGAGGTAGAATTACTGATGAATATTTAGATACTTTACTTGGCGAGGTACAGACAGCATCTAACGATAAAAAGTATAGGTTAGGCGAATTAAAAATATTGTTAAATAATATTACACAATACAAAGATGATAGAAAAGAAGTATTCAATCCCTTTGAGGGTCTTATTAGTAATTTTGTAGTAGATGGAAAACCAGCAACCTCAATTACTGATTCAATGGTAACAAAAACAAATAGAGATAAATTTTTAGAAGCGGTTAATAATGCAAGAAAAATAAATGTTACTTTAGAAGCGGCAGAAAATAAAGATTTACTTATTAATGAGTTAAATGATGTTTTAAATAAAAAAACAGAAATAGGAAAAGATTTGTTAGATGATGAAGAAAAAAAAGCGATAGAAATACTAATTGAAAGATTATCTATAATTGATACTGAATCACCAAAAGGGATTGCAGAAATACCAGAATTTAAAACATTAGAATTATTAGAAAAATCTTTAGTAAGTGCAAGTGTAATATCTACTGAATCAAGAGAAAAATATTATGATTATTGGAAAGGTATAGAAAATAAATTTATGGGCTTTGACTCATTTGTTGGTGCTGTTGATGAGGAAGCAAGAAGATTAGCACTTATAATTCAACAAAATTTAGGTAATAGAAACTTTGTAGAAGTAAAAGATGAAGCATCTGAAGTTTATAAAGATTTAAAAGAATTAACAACAAATGCATATTTACCTTCTTATATCATTAAATGTACTCCATTAAAAATTAAAAGTGATGGCCCTGAAAATCAAGCATTAGAGTTATTTAGAGATTTTTTTAGTATGATAGGTAGAGAAATACCTGAACAATATAAACCAAAAAGAGATGTAAAAGAAGCAGAAGCACAAATAGATGCTACCGCAAGACTTGATTATGATGCTGAAACAGGTAAAGAATCACCATCGTTTGACCCAACCGTAGCAGATGATATTGTTGATGAAATAGAAAGCGCACAAAAAGAAATAGATGATGCTAAAATAGATAAATATACAGACCCTCTATTTGCTTTGTTAATTAGAAATAAAGAAACAAAAGGTGAATATGATGATAGTGTTATTGAAGAAGCAAAAAAGATTATCAAAAAAGAATTAACTTTTGAAACAATGGGCGCATTTCAATCAGACCTTGAAAAAATTATTAATGATGAATTAGATAATTACTTGACTAATTTTAAAGAAAGTAGAATGGTTCAAGCAAACGAATTTCACATACCTATGTTAGACGATGAATTGGCTAAGAAATATTTTGATATGTTAGAAGGTACTTTTACAGTAAGTTATTTTATTGAAGGGCAAATAAAAGAAGAAAATTTTAGGAAATATTCTGAGGCTATTAATTTTATTAATAAAGGTATGAGAAACTTTTTTACAAATCTTGGTAAATTTTTAAAATTAGTTAATGCAAAACAAAAAGTACCTGAAAGACCTAAAAGTAGAGGTGGTAAAGATACATTTGTACAATATTTAGGTGGTATTGTTAATTCATTGATGCCCAAAAAATCTAAGGTGGATTTAGAAAGGTTAGAAGAAATCCCAAAGGTTATGGAACTTATTTCAGAATTTCATGTTAAACCACTAACAAGTAATATGGTATTATTAGAAGATGTACCTGAATGGTTCACATCAAAAGAATTTAAAACATTCCCATCACTTGTTGCAAGTAGTAATGTAAATATGATTAGAAGGTCTATGAGCGAAGGTACAGAACCTATTGTAGAAGTTGATGATTTAAACAAATTAAGTAAATTTTTAGATACAATTAAAAATCCCAATGAAATAGTTTATACAACAAGTATGAATAGTTTATTTTCAGATGCTCTTGATGCTTATATCAAATTTTTTGCTGCTGTTGATACTGTTGTAGGCGAAGAATCTAATGAATTAGATGACATAATAGAAAGAACAGAAATATTATTTGGTGCAAGTTTGTATGATATTGCTTCGGCAACAGAATCTTCGCAAGAATTAGAAGAAATAATTTTTGAGGGTGAACCTTTATCTGTTTGGAATGATAAACAAAATGAATCAAATGTAAGTATAGAACCCTTAATATCTTTATTAAATTCTGATGAATGGGAAAATTATGTAAATACTTCAGGGTTAAAAATAAGAGGATTTAAATCAGCAAGCGACAGATTAACTAAAAAATTATTAGAAAGTGATATTAAATTAACTGGCCCAATAACCCATGCTATGTTAGAAGCAACAGATATTATTAGAAAAATGAATGATAAAAAAATATATCATGCTAATTTAGATATTAGTGAAATAGATGATATAAAATATGTTTCTGATATGATTAAAAAAGAAAATAATATAGATTTATACGGAATAGACATATATAATATTACTAAGAGTCAATCTTCTTTTAATGATATTGCTGAAACTTATGGGTTTTCTACTGAAATAATCTATAAAGTTAAGGGGATGTTTAGGTGAAAGGAAAAAGAGAAGGAACATTTCCCGTACCTAACGGAGAAAAATTTGAAAATAATGGTGAAACTTTTACATTAGTTGGCCCAATAGATGAAGCAACATTTATTAATATAGGAAATCGTTGGCCTAAAGCAAATAGAAGGCCAAGAAATAGAAAGGACAGCCCTTTTACATTCAAAGGAGAAGAATATTATATTTGGATAATTGTAGATGAATTTGGTTATTATGTTGCTAAAGTTGCGGCAGTAGTATTAGATGATGTTATAGGTGATGCAGGTAGTTTTACTATTGGAGGTATGCCGAAACATCCTAAGATGTACGGAGTAGATTATAGAGGTAGAGGTTTTAATAAAATGTTAGATGAAAAAAGAATGCCTTTTATTAAAAATATATCTGAATCTAAAAAAATACCAATTGTTCTTGATTTGTCAAATGATAATGAAAGTAGATTATCAAAGTATCAAAGCGATGGTTTTGAAATAGTTATGAATGCTGAAGAAAAACACCCCTATATTCCTGAAAAATATTATAATATATTAAAAGGTAAAAATAGAACTTATGCTATTTATGTTCCGGAGAGTTTGAAGGCAGATGAAAATGCTATGAAGAAAGCATGGGATATAATAAAGGGTAGGTGAAGATAATGGATTTACTTACAGAAATGGATTTAGAAATGTCTAAAGGTAATTTTCCTTATTTTTTTGAAAAGGTATTAGGTTATGAGTTAGCCGATTTTCATCAAGAATGGTTAGACCTTGTAAATAATACTTCACGCACAGTAATTATTTGTTCAAGAGACCACGGAAAATCTGTTTTCTTTCATTCATGGTGTGTTTATCAATTGTGTTTTCAAGAACCTCCATATCAAATGTTATACATTTCTTCAAACCATAAACAAACAATGGTACATATGAAAGATATAGATAGAATGTTCACTAATATTCCTCAATTAAAGAAGTTTAAACCGAGAGGTGGTTGGGCTGTTGGGGCTATGCGTTTAACTAATGGTAATGAAATATTAGAGCGTTCAGTAGGTTCTCAGATTCGTGGATTACACCCTCAAGAAATTATTATTGACGACCCTTTGAAAGAATTTAGTATGACGGCTATTCAAAGAGTTACAGATTGGTTTTGGGGAGATATGATTCCTACACTTCACCATACCGCTTCTTTAAGAATGGTCGGTACTCCATTTACATACACAGATATATTTGTTCAGTTAGAAGAAAACCCCGCTTATAATGTTGAGAGATACCCTGCAATTAAACAAGATGGTACAGCACTTTGGCCTAATCGTTGGAGTTTAGAAATGCTTGAAGAAAGAAAGGTAGAAATAGGTTCTTCTAAATTTACAAGAGAATATCTTTGTGTACCTATTAGTACAAATACTATGCTTTTTGCCCCTGATGCTATTAAAGCGTGTAAAAATCCCTATGCTTCGCTTGAGAGTGTTGCGAGAGAGGGTTTTCAATATTACATAGGATATGACCCTGCTATTTCTGCAAATGGTGATTATACTGTAATGATGGTCTTAGAGGTTGATGATAATATGAATAAGCAGGTTGTACATATGTTTAGAGCAAAGGGTCTTGATTTCCGAGAACATATTAATCATATAATGGAATTATGTAGAAGATACCGACCTGAAATTGTTATGATAGAAACAAATACTTTTGCTAAGGCTTTTGCTATGGAATTAAAAAATATATCCGATTTTCCTGTAAGAGAATTTACTATGAGTAGAAAGAAAAAAGAAGAGATTATTTTGAATTTACAAATGAATATAGATAATGGAAAAATTGTTTTACCTACACAAAATATAAAATCTAAATCTGTAACAGATGCTATTGTACAAGAATTAGGTGCTTTTGGTATTAATGCACATGGTAAAATTGAAGGTGTAGGCGCACATGATGATATTGTTATTGCTCTTGCTTTAGCAAATTACGCAACAAAAACATTCTCCGATACATTTTTAGATATAGATAGTGGTAGTCTGTTTAGTTCAGCCCCTAATACTCCGAGTAAGGGAGGTGGTTTTTATGGTATTAATCTTTAAACAAGACGAAGATATTGATGTAGAAGAATTAGAACAAGATGTTCAAGAAATTAAAAGGGTAGAAAATCAAAAAAGAATGTTAGATGAAAGTGTAAAACCTATTAAAGATAAAATAAAAAATAAGTTTAACAAATCAGATATTAACAAATGGTTAGAAGGTCAATATGGAAATGAAGTAGACATACTAAAAGATATATCAAAAAATTTAGAAATTAATTTATCTGAAGCATCTAATTATATTCAACAATTACCAATAGAACCAATTATAGCAGATAAAAATATACCTGACTTAGTTAAAGAATTAAGAGATATGAGAAGAACACTTAAGGGTGAACAAAAAATAAAACTTACAAAGGGTATAGACCATTTGATTACTGCTTATGAAGATTATGTACAAAAATCCTTAGATACAATTTATTGGTTAAAACCTTATCAATCTGGATTTAAAAGATTGGGATATAAACCTTCACATATAGAAAAATTACATAATATAAAAGATAATGAAACAAGAAAAAGTATTATAGAATTATGTTGTAAAATGTGGGAAAGCGATTTAGAATTAAAAACATTAGATTATGGTTATAGTTATTCTAAAAATTATTTATCGTTAAAAGAAAGTAGAAATGAATTAAGAAAAATACTAAAGGATATTCCCCATCAATCTATAAGAAAATCTAAAAGAGAAATGATAGAAAAAAGCGTAAAAGAAATTATTTGTAATAATCAAGGTTTATCTTCAAATGAAATACATTCAAGGTTGTCATTAGGTCATTCAAAAATTTCAACACCACAATCAGTTTCTAAAATACTAATGAAAATGGGTGCTACTAAGGTAGACAATGAATATTATTTAGTTAAAAATTTAATTAAAAAAGATTTATATTCGTATGTAGCAGGTTTTATTGATTCTGATGGATATATTACAATGGATTCTTCATTAGCACCAAGAGTAGGTATGATTGCTACGGGTAAAAGAGGTAAAGCATTTTTTCAAGAATTAGAAAAAGAGTTAAAGTGTGGTAGATTACACTTAGACCAAAAGGTAGGAGAAAATAGTAGAAGCCAACATAGATTAAATTTTTACAGTCAAAACGATATAGCCACTATTTTAGAAAAATGTATTCCTCACTTAAGAATGAAAAAATCACAAGGCAAATTAATACAAGAGGCTATTAGAATTAAAAAGAATTACAAAAAAGAAGAGTGGGCTAAACCAAGACTACAAGAAATATTTAAACTAATTAAATATGAAAATTGGAAAGATTCAAGAGGACAGGGAGTTAAAGAATTTCAAAAATATGATATTGACCCCGAAGTAGTTGTTAAATACCATGATAATTGTAAGATGCAATTGATGGATAGTATTGAAAGTGGGGTGGAATAATGGGTCTAAGAGATTATTTGGGTAAGTTTGTTAGAAGAAAAACGCCTAACCCTCTTGCTAAAGAAGTTTATAATTTAGGAATACAAGAGAAAAGAAATGTACAACATATTATTGGCCCTGTATTATACGATGTTGCTAATCAATCTACAATAGTTAGGACTTGTATTACTCAATTAAAAACAGAAATTTTTAGAAGAGGTTTTAGTTGGGAAAAGGCTTTTTACAAAATTTGTGAAGATTGCGGAACAAAGCATGAAAAAGAAACTGATGCTTGTAGAAATTGTGGTAGTAAAAAATTAAGAGCACCTTCAAATCAACAAAAAATATATGCTGAAAAATTTTTTGGAGGATATGTAAATTCTTCTGAACAAAAATTTATTGATGTGTTAAAAGAAGTAGAGGCTGATTTGAATATTGCTGACGATGCTTTTTTAATTTTAGTTAAAGAATATTATTTAGATAACGAAGGTTGTGTAGCCTTACATAAAATAAAAGAAGTTTATAGAGGCGACCCATTAACAATGTACATAGATATAGATGAAGAAGGTAATAGAGGTAGTTCTCATTATACTTGTTTAACTCATAGAGATGTTTATGAAACAGACCCAATAGCAAGTTGTCCTGAATGTGGTTCTAAATTACACCCTGTTCATTATATTAATAGAGTACATGGTAAAGACCAATACTTCGTAGAGGGTGAAGTTATGCATTTAAGTAAATATAACCCATCAAGACTTTATGGGTTTTCACCTATTCTAACTTTATGGAGTCATATTACTACTCTAATTGCTATGGAAAATTATGTAAATACTTCTTATACAAAAGCAAGAGCACCAAGAGGTATTCTTGCTGTACAAACAAATAATATGGAATCGCTTGTAAAGTATTGGAAAGGAGTTAAAGAAAAGTTAGAGAAAGACCCACATTATATTCCTATCATGGGTATTGAAACAGATGGTGGTAGTAAGGGTAGTATTGAATGGGTACAATTTATGAATACTCTAAAAGAAATGGATTACATAAATGTAAAAGATGATTTAAGAGATAGGATTGGTGCATTTTATGGTGTAAGTAAAATCTTTCAAGGAGATACATCAACAAGCGGTGGTTTAAATAATGAAGGTATGCAAATACTTGTAACTAATCGTTCTGTTGAGTTAGCACAAAATGTATATAATCAATATCTATTTCCATTCTTGTTGAAACAGTTTGGTATTACAGATTGGACATTAACATTACTTCGTTCAGAAGAAGAAGATAATGTAGCAGAATTAAGAAGAAGAGAAATTGAAATTAACCTTGCTACACAAATTAAAAATCTTGGATTTGAAGTAGATATGGATGAAGATGGTAACTTTATTTATTCAAAGCCACCACCTAAAGAAGAAGAAAAACCTATGGGTGAAAATCAACCAGATAAAAAATTGGAAACTGACCCATATGCAGGAACAGATATAGATGCAAGTCAATTAGGACAATTACAAGAACAACAATTATTAGGTTCTCAAGGTGGTCAAGGTACACCCGAAACAAGAAATAAACCTTCAATGAGTATTGGGCCACCAAAACGAAATACAGGATTACCAAGAGAAGCAGCAAATAATAATGTAGATAGAAGAACAGAAAGAAGAGTTGGTTAAAATGAATAATAACATAATTAATAGAAAATTAGAAGAAGCAAGAGCAAAAATTGATAGCCTTAGAAAGAAGGTTAATCAAGAACCAAAAGAACCTAAGCAAACTGTAAATACAGTACCAGCAGGGGTTCAAGAACATCCACCTGTAAATAAAGGACAGAATGAACAAACAATTCCGGGTTTTATTACAGGTGGCCCAAAAATAAATAAGAAAATGAAGGAAGTTTGATTATGGAATCATCCGTTTTAGTATATAATTTACATAAAAGTCTTTATCAAAGACTTCTCTACGCTTTAGTAGATAGTAATATTATTGCTAAGGCTATTACCGAAGAAGAAGTAAGAGTATTGTTAAGAACAGTAAGAGATGATACAAAAATAATTCAAGATTTAAAAAACTTTGATGGTGAAAAATTTAGAATGACTAAAAAAACACCCGTAGTATTAGAAAATTATTTTAGTACAGTAAAGAAAAATATTCTAAAAGAAATTCCTAATACTAATGAAGAAGGTAAGTATTTTGACCAACTTGACCCACAAGGAAAAATGCTTGCTCGACAAATTAAAAAGTTTTTAATCCCAAGATTAAAAGAAAGATACCCTGATAATAATGAAGAAGAACAAGTATTATTAGATTATTTAAAATTAAAACATCCTGAAGAAACTATTACTAATATTAAAGACCAGATAGGTAAATACGAATCTGATTTAAAAATAGTTAGAGATAGAAAAAAAGAAATTGATGATAAAGAAAGAGCAGAAAAAGATGCTATTACAACTGAACAAATAAAAGCGAGTGAATTAGCATCTGCCGCAAGAAAAATACAAAGAGAAAAAGAAAAAGCAGAAAAAGAATCTTCTAAATCAGAATCTCAAAAATTACTTGATACTTGGACAAGAGAGGCAGTAAAAAGAAATGAAAGTTATAAATCATTTATGAGCCTTTTAAATTTAGTAGGTTCTTTATATACACCTTCTAAAGATAATATATTAAGACTAAAGAAGTTTTTAGACGAAGAAAAAATTAGTGAAGAAGATAAAAACGCTTTAACTAAAATTTTAACTGAGTTAGAGAAAGAATTTAAAGAATCAAAAATAACAGCAAGAAATGTAAATATTTCTCCTTCGCAAATAGAATCAAAAGAATTAGGAATACAAATAGGTTCTTCTTCAACCTTTAATAGAAGTAGAGATGGAAAGAGAACAACAAGTATTAAGATTAAATATGGTATTGATGAGACAAGAAAAATTAGCGACTTAAACTTTTTTAATACTTTTACTACTATTGATTTGACAAGAGATACATGGTTTAGTAATCCATACCTAAGAGAAATAGGTATGTATTGGGCTAATAAATCTGGTTTTTCAGACTCAGCAGAAGATTGGATTAATTTATCTAACGATAAAAAATATGAATTTATTAATAAAATAAAAGATATTTTACCAGAATATCCAGATTTAAAAGTGGGTAAAAAGGCTAACATTAGTAGTTTAGTTACATTATATGTAGATGTATGGGAAGATTATGTTGTAAATGAAGAAACAAAACCGGAAGATTTTGCATACTTTTTACAAGGAATAGGTAATGGATTAAGTAAAGATAATAGAGATAGTGCTGTTGGAGATTTTGGTAAATTAAGAATGTTCCAAAATGATATTTTACCTAAACTTATTAATGCTATTAAAAAAGGTGTTGTAGTAGATGAAAATAATAATTTATCTTTTAATTTAGGGCCAAGATTTACTAAAATATTAAAAGCCTATGGTGATAAAAGAGAAGTTACATCAGTTATAGAAGATTTAATTGATATTGCTAAAGGTGAAGGACTAAGTAGTAAATATCAAGGTCGAGATGCAGATGAATTAACTGCTATTGAAGATAATATAATTAATATGTTAGAGCAAAAAATAGAAGGTGAAACTATGTTATCCTTTATTATTACAACTTTTATGAGATTGTATGACGAAAAAACAATACTTAGAAGATTGCTTAAATTAGAAAATACTGCTATTGATGTTGAATTCCTTACACCTTCTGAAATTATATCAGAACCTAAAAATACAAAACCTAAAGAAAAATACGAAGGAAAAAGATTTGGAGTACCTAAAGGAAAAATTGCAGGCGCAAAAACAAGAGCATTTGTAGATAGAGAAACTAAAAGACTTTCTGAAGAAAAAGATGAAGAAGGTAACCCAAAATATACAGAACAACAAATACATAGATTAGTAGGGTGGAAGGCTGTACCTTCTAAGAGATATAAAAGAGATGCAAATAACAAAATATTAAGAGATTCTGATGATAAACCAATAATGGAAAATTATACAGATTATCAAAAATATGATAAGAAATTTTATAAAAATTTAGAGGAAACTAAAAAATCTCTCGATAATTTATTAGTAGTATTAGGTGAACAAGATGACATTCTTATTAAGGAAGATGTTGGACTTATTTTAGAATCTCTAAACAAAAAACAAAAGAAAAAGATTAAGGCAATTTTAAATATCGCAGACCCCACAGAATACTTTGGGCACGATTTCCTTAAGTTGTCAGAATTAATTAGATTATTAAGAACATTAGGTGTAGTCAAAGGAGATAAAAAACTAAATAAAAAGGTTCTTAGATTAGATGATGAAAATATTAAAGTAGTTAAATTAGCAACAAGATTACGAAAAGATTATGAAAATTTGTATAGAGAATTAAGAGAAATGATATATCCTAAAAGTGGTGAATAAAAATGAATGAAGAATTAACAATGTTATTAAAAGAATTAGTAGAGAGAGTAAAGACTTTAGAAACAACAGTATTTAATGCGGATAATGTATTACTAAAGGCTGGACTTGTAAAAGTAGATGGTGTTAAACCATCAATTCAGACAGCAAGTAGAGTACCAAGTGCTGATACTATTGCTAAAATGGATTGGAAAGAAATAGACGAATTAGTTGTAAAAATGAGTGGTGAGTAAAATGGAATGGGATAAAAAACAAGATGTAACTTTTGATTATAGTGTTCATAGTCATGGTGATGATAGAACAACAGCAGTACTTACAACATTGGTAGAATTAGCAAATTTGATTTCTAATCATTTAGGTAGTAATATTGACCCTAATACAAAACCTACAACTCCAAGTCAAAAGAAAGGACAAAAAGTAGATGTTGTTAGATTAACTGCAAAGCCTATTGGTGTAGAACAAAATATTTCTAAAGGTTTTGTAAAGACAAGAAAAAATACAAGAGATTTTACAGGAAGTTCTATTTCTAAAGAAGAAGAAAAACAAGAAGAACTTAATGCAGAAAAATTACTTCCCCAATTAGGTGCTATCGCTGTTGGTGCTATGTCTGGAGGAAATGATAATGAAAAGAAGGCTATGAATCCTATGTCTACAAGTGAAGGAAAAGCATTACTTAATGCTTTACAAGAAACTGCTAATAAACTTAGAAAGTTTTTAATGACTTCAAGAGTAGATGCTGAACAAGCACAACAACCTACTGATATGAAGTAGGTGATTAAATGGTTGTAACCGGAAGGATTGACCCTTTATCAAGGTCTATTAGATTACTTTATGATAAAGTTAGAATTGCATATCTTAGTGCAAGAGAAAGACCGAAAGATTATAGAGATAATTGGGAAACAGTTATTGAAGATATGCAACAGTCTTGGGATAGCCCACAACCAATAGGTGATTTATTAAGAGATAAAATATCTGAATCTTTATTATTTAGTGAAGAAGCAAAAGACCCTCAAGGTTCTAAAGCAAAAAGAATATATGAAACTCTAAAAAATATACAAAATGAAAAATCATTTTCTAAAGACCCGTTTAGGAAAAAATACGGTTCTGAATTACCTAAAAAATTATTACAAAATAAACAATTGTATGCTATATTTTTACATTGGGTATATAGAACAGGTCGTGGTGCATTAGATAATTGGAAAGATTTTGGTAAATTAGAAGATAATTTTACTGAAGGTTATGTTGGTTTAGATTTAACTGACGGTGAAATCTTTGAATGGTTGGAAAGTAATTATGGTGAAGAAGTAGATGTTAAAAGATTAAAATCTAAAATGCAAGCCGCAAGAGAATTACTTTACGAAGTTTATACAAGTGAACATAGTCCGGCTGAATGGCAGGAATTAACTGATACTAAAAGAATATTAAAACAAGAAAAAGATACTCTTAATAATTTTATTATACCTAATAAACCAATGTATCGTATATTTGAAATAGATGATATGAAAGAATTAAAAGGTTTTACTGGAGAATATATAGTACAAGAAAAATATGATGGTATGAGAATACAAATACATAAGAAAAAAGAAATTAAAGTATATTCATTTAATAATAGAGATATAACAAGTAAATTTGATAGACAAATAAAAATAATGCAGGATGAAAAATTCCCCGACTGTGTATTAGATGCAGAAGTCGTACTGTATGAAAATGATGAACCATTACATAGAGCAGATACTATATCATTTATTAATTCAAAAAATAATGATAGTAATTATGAATTGAAGGTTCATGTTTTTGATATAATGAGATTAAATGGTGAGCACATTTGGAAAAATAAACTTGAAGATAGGCTAACAGTTTTAATGGGCGAATTTACAAAATTATCAGATAAGTATTTACAGTTCCCAAATAAATCTAATACAAGGTCTGCTGATTCTTTAGAAGAAATAGAAGAGTATGCAAAAGAAATTATGAATAATCCTACATCGGAAGGTGTAATGATTAAAGATGCAAAGTCATCTTATATAGTAGGGAAAAAGAAAAATCCTAAGTGGGTTAAGTGGAAAAAGTTTGTTGATTTAGATTTATTAGTATTAGATATAAGAAAAAATAAAAATGGAACATTTAGTTATACATTAGGTGCTGGCCCATTAGGTGATGAAGATTATAAACCAATACAAAGGTATGATAAAAGAGATTATTTAGTAGTAGGAAAGGCTCTAAATACAAAAATAAAATCTGAAATAGGTAAAATAATTAGAGTTAAAGTTGATGAAGTAAAGAAAACAAAAACAGGATTTTCTGTTTATAGTGCTAAAGTAATTGAAAAACCCGAAGTTACAGAACCTGAAAAAGTTATTACTCTTGAATTTTTATCTAAAGATAATAAAAAGTCAGCATCAGATTATAATATAGAAGCACTTAAAAAATCATATGCTATTACTGATAATATACATGGTATAGTAGAATTAAATACATCTTATGATACAGAAGGATTTGTTTTATCGGGATTTTATCAAGATAATTTAATGGCTAAAAATGCAATAATAGATATTGATATATGGAAAGAAGAATTGGCATCTATATATAAAAAAGATAGTGGTAAATTAATGACGATTGTTTCCCAAATTGTACAAGAAGGAGAAATTGGTAAGAACGAATTACTAAGAAAGGTTAAATCAAAAGTACCTGATATAATAAAAAGAGTGTTTTCAGATAATAATATTGAAAAGTCCTTTTTTAATTATGTTAGAGAAAGAGGTGAAGCCTTTGGTGTTCTTTATAATTCAAAAAGAAAAACTTTTTATTATGACGATAAAACTTTAGTTAAACTACCTGATGAAATAAATAAAGAAGATGAAGATGAATCCGAAACTTATGAAGTTTGGAAAAGAGAAGATGGTGATTTAAATTTTATTTATACTGCTAAAGGTAAAACATTTAGTTGGAGAATAGAACAAGATAATACTGAAGATATATATGAATTATTTGGAAAGGCTACTAAATATTTAGCAGAAGTAGATGATAAACCTGATAAACAAAAATTGTTAGATGAAGGTAAATTAGAATTAGGCGCACAAAGAGATGGTTATCATGAATATATATTAGATGGTAAAATGTATCAAGGTAAATTTCATATTAGAGTAGTACCTATAATGGAAGAAGATAAGTGGGTAGCATGGACAGGATATGAAACTAAACCAACAGACAAAGATAGTGATGATGGTTTATGGGATATAGAACAAGATAAATATAAAAATATTACATTTTCTAATGAATAAGGGTTATCCTTTATATACTTGTTAAAACATATAATATATCAATGGCTTCTTTGCAAGTTAAACCTATTAGATTAGGTAACCATATTTCAAGCGGTTCAGAATTTGCTGTACTAAAAGGTACAGGAAAGGACTTAGTTATTGCTGGATATGCATCTGTTGATGTTGTAGATAAACAAAATGATTTGATTACATTAAGTGCATTAAACGAAGCCGCAGAAAAATTTATGAAAAGTGATTATAAAAATGTTATGATTACTCATTCAAATGTACAAGTGGGAGAAGTAATTGATTCTTACACAGACACAAAAGGTAATTTGTTAAAGACAGGTTGCGACGATACAGGATTCTTTGTAGTTATTAAAATGAGGAACGATATTGAAAAAGCGAAAGAAGTAGCAAGAGATATTAAGAGAGGCAAACTTCGTTCATTTAGTATTGGTGGACAGGCTATTAATAAGCATAATGTTCATGACCCCGATATAGGAACATACAAAGAAATAGATAAATTAGAACTCCATGAGATAACAATTTGTGAAGAAGGAATTAATCCTGAAGCCAAATTTGAAATCGTGAAGGAAAACAAAAATAAAGGAAGTGAAAATATGACCGATGAAATAAGTAAAGCATTAGGCGAGTTTGAAGATATTGTTGCTCAACTACGAAATCAAATGATTTTGAAAGAAGAGGATGATGTTGAAGATATGAAAGATATGTCCGAAGAAATGATGGAAGATAGTAAAGAAGCAGTTTCTCCTGAAGAAAAGGCTTCGGAAATGTATAAAGAAGAAGAAGATGATACTAAAGAAGCAGTTTCTACTGAAAAGGATAAAGAAGCAAAAGCGGCAGATTCTATTGTTTATGGACATAATGCAACCGGACAAAAAATGGGTGAATCTAATCTAACAGGAAGATTTGATTCGGAATTTAGCGAATTTATCGCAAGAAAGTCCGATAGCATTTCTACTCTTGACCTAAGTGAAGAAAATATAGCAAAGGCTTATGCTCAATTTAAGGCTGAACAAGAAGAAGCAAGAGCATACAATTTGATTAAGAATGAATTTGAAGCAAGATATAATGCCGAATTGAAGGCTGAATCAGATGCAATTGCAAAAGAAAACTATGATGCAAGTGCTGAAGTAGCGGCTCTAAAGAATGAGTTTGCAGAATTGCGTAAATCTCTTGAGTCAAATAATGAAGTAATTGCTAAGGCAGTTTCTTCAACAAATGTTCCAACAGGACTATCTGATGATGTAATCGCAAAGATGAACAATATTAGTGAAATGTCATGGGAAGAATTGAATGACCTTGTTAGTGAGGTACAAGGCTGATTCTATTAGAATCAAAAAATAAAGGAAGTGAAAAATATGAGTTTAAAAATTAGAACAATAGCAGATTTAGAAAGAGCAACATACGGTTCTTGGGGCGGAAATAGTCTTATTAAGGCAAGTACAGGACAAACAGGTGGAGTAGGAGTTACAAGAGGTATTCATTCAGACTCTAACCTTACCGCTTTTGGTGCTGATGCAAGTGGAAATGCAACACCAAATGCACTATATAACTTGGTATATGGTCAAAAAGTTTGGTCTATGCTAAACCGTGAAATTAATGCATTCGCTATGCTACCTAAAAAGCCATATCAGTCAAGCGGCTGGAGAGTCATGATTGAAAGAGCAATTGGTGGACAAGGTGATTTGCTTAATATTACAGGTGGAACAAATCAAAGCGGTATGACAGAAAATACAATTGGTGGTGTCGAAGAAAATGCTTCATTTACTACTAATGATGGAACAGAATTTGCCCCAATTGCACCAAAGTATGAAACACTATATGTTTCTCCTAAAACAATAGCACATCAATTTGAAGTTTCTGAATTGGCTGCGGCTATGGCTAAGATTGATGATGGTATTGGTGATATTATGGCTGCTTATAGAGAAGAAGTTGGTGTAACACACGCTGAAATGATGAATCACATGGTTCTAACTCCATTGGAATCTAAGACTAATGGTTCAGGTACTTATGTAGGTGCAAATAATCTAAAATCACTTTATGAGATTATTACTTCAAAGGCTGAATTAGAAGCGGCTGATAATGGAGGTCTATTTGCAGGTGCTCTACCAACACAAATGAAAACACTTTATGGAAAAGATAGAACCGCTACTGCTAATAATGCATGGATGGATGCTTTTGTTTCTTTTGGTGATTATGCTTCAAGAAGGCCACTAACTCTTAACTTGCTAAATACTGCTCTAAGAGAATTGCAAATTCGTGGTGCTTCACCAAAGGTTATTCTAACAGGATATGATACAATTCAAGCATTGGGTGAATTGCTACAATCTCAAGAAAGATTCATGGGAAGAACCGAAGTACTACCAACAGTAAATGGTATTAAGGGTGTAAAGGGTAGAGAAGTAGGATTTAAGGTTGCTACTTATCACGATATTCCTATTATTCCTTGTAAAGAAATGCAAAGCACAGGTTCAGGTTCAGGACTAAGTGATATATTTATTCTTGATACAGACCATTTGCACTTTGCTACTTTGAAGCCAACAGAATACTTTGAAACAGGTATTGATTCAGGCGACCCATTTTCAGTAAATGGTCTAAAGAACAAGGGTATGTATCGTACCATTGGTGAAGTAGTTTGTACATATTTGAAAGCACAAGGAAAGATTACTAACCTATCTTGAGGTTTTTAGTTAATTAACAGGTGATTAAAAATGACAAGTACAGTTACATTAGTAGCAGACCATTTAGGTTCTGATGCGCCAAGAGTTATGGGTACTGAATATGTTGTTGATGCAATTATAGATGTTACAAGTTTTAACAGTTCTACAACTACAACAGGTACTTTTGACCATAATGAAAATACCTTTACTCGAACAACCGGTAATGCTTTACCTACTTTAGTAGCAGGGCAAGGTATTACAATTAGTAATGCAGCAACAGGTGGAAATGATGGTGCTACAACAATTGTTTCAGTAGCAGGAAATGTAATTACTCTCGGTGCTGTTGCGGCAAGTGATACAGATGATGAAATTACATTTATTCTTGATTCTGAAGCAATAGCATATGCTAATTTTGGCCTTAGTACAGTATCTCAAGTAGAAATATTAGGACAGGAAAAACCGCTTCTTAATTGGAGAGTATCTTTGGGTACTGATGGAAATAGTGAAATTGCTGACCATTTAGTTTTGAGATGTTTAACTGCTTCATCAGGTGCTTTAGCAACAGGTGATTCAGGTACAATTAGAGTTAGATTGCATGGACAAATTTAAGGTGATTTAATTGGTTAGAATTAGATACACTTTAGGTTTTGCCCGTCTATATGGTAAAGAATTTTATCAAAATGTATGGACTGAAGCAAATGCTCAAACAGTATTTAAAATTAGAAATGCTGTTGGTTGGGAAGTAGAAGGTGAAGAAACAGTTGAAACATTAGATGTTGTTGAAGAAACAGTTGAAGAAATTGTTGAAGAAACAGTAGAAGTTGTTGATGAAGTTGTTGATTTATCTACTTTAACAAAGAAAGAATTGCAGAAACTTTGTGATGAAAAGGGTCTTGAATACAAAGGCTTTGATAATAAGTCTGTTTTGATTTCTTTGTTATCTGATGAAGAAGAGTAATAAAAACTAATAATTAGATTTGAGTGAGTGTCGCTACTTTTATTAGTGGCGGCCTCTCTCATTTCTTTTAGCGATAGGTGTTTAACATGGGTAGAATTCAAACTTCAAGAATAACAGGCGATACAAATATAGTACCAACGGCTGAAAGTCCTTGTGTCTATAATGGAATTATTTTAAGTCCAACAGATACAATAAATGCAGCAATTACAGTATCTATTTATGCTGATAATACAGGTACAGGCACTACAAATTTAGTAATAAGATATGTATGTACTCCTTCATCTACTATTGAGTTTCATTATACAGATGGATTACTTTGTAGAAGCGGATTAAGAGTAGAATGTTCTTCATGGACTAATTTAGAAGCATTTGTTTTACACTCTTGAGGGGTGTAAATAATGGAAACAGAAGTCGGTGGATTTAGAGGTTTAGATAAATATCAAGATGGTTTTAAATGGAATGTTGATACAGCATTAGAATTTTTTTATCAATTTATTATACCTCAAGACCAATCTCATTCAGTAATACAAAGAAGAATTAGAGCGCAATTACTTCGTTGGGTTAGAAGTAGTAAAAAGTGGGAAACAAATCCTACTTTTAAAGATAATTGGGATGCTAATACATTTAATAGTATTAATAAACAAGCCTTAGATATTTTATTTAATACTAAATTAAGTGATTTAAATGCTAATAGATATTATCAAATTGTTGAAGGTAAAGAACCTAAAGAATTCAAATTTACCAATGATAAAATAGAAGCACTTTCAAAAGATGGAAATACAATTGAATATGAAATTTCATATGGTAAAAACTTTAAGGCTAATCCAAAAGGTCTTAGAGTAGAAGATATGGAAGCATATAATCAAGCAAGAAATTTATTGTTAAATTATGACTATCAATTTGAATTACTTAAAGCAAGATTTGAACAAACAAAATCAGAAAAGGTAAAGAAGGCTCTACAAGCAAAACTTAAAGACTTAAATAAAGCAAAAGAAGATGCTGAAGTATTGTTTGAAAATGCTAAAAAAGATATGTTTAACGATAATATAACATTAAGACAAGTAATGAATAATGACCCTATTATTGAACAATTTTATTCTGCTGTTAGTTTAGAACCCCGTACTGAAGCAGAAAAAATAGCATTAGGTATATTAATAGAAACAGTAGAAAAAACCATTGATAAAGATTTATATGAAACAAAATATAAATTTATAACAGGTAATGAATTAACCTATGAAGAATTTAAAAAAGAAGTAAGTGATAGAGAAGCAAAATATTTAAAGATGCTACCATTACCTCTTCAAGTAGAAAATAAATTAACAGGTGTTAGTACAGACGAAGAAGAATTAGATATTAATATTAAATTAGAATCTTTATTAGAAAAAACTATGCTAAATGAATTAGCAGAAGAAATTAAATATCCTATTGAGTTTAGTAATGAAGAAATAGACTCTATAAATGACAAAGAACAATTTATAGAATTTATAAAAAGTAAAGATACACAGTTAGTTGTAAGTATGTTGGAAAGAGCAATTAATAATTGGAGTAAAGTAAATATTGAACCTCTCGTAAATGCACAGGCAAAATTTACTATTGAAACAAAAAAATTAGAAGAAAGAGAACTCGATGATATTAGAGATAGACCTGTAAAGTTAAGCAAAGATTCAATTAAAGAATTTATTATTTACCCCTTCGTAAATCAAAGTAATAGAACAAATCAAAATAAAATTGAAGTTAAATTGGATGAAATAGAAACTAATAAAACTAAATTTAAAATTCCAATAGTATTTCCGAAAGCAGAAGTAGATTTTGAATCTGCCTATGCAAGAACAATAGGTGCTACTTCAAGAAATGTTATATCTTCAGAAGTTAATATAGATACAAAAAGAAAAAATGCGCCTGTAAAAGAAGGTAAAATAAAAATTAATTATGTTAGTAGAATATCTAATGAATTAGCAGAAGTGATACCGGGTATTAGTGGAGATTATCAATGGAAAATAATAAGAGATGTTTTAACTAATTTTTATAGAGCACAAAAAACAACTACTGAAGAAAGGCTACAAAATAAAGTTAAAAAATATATTACTACTGATTTTATTGGTAAAATGGAAATGATTGGAGATATAATAACTACTGTTAAAAAACTTCAAGATGATAGGCTTGATAAAGGAGATATAATTAATTTATCAGAATATGTGCCCTCGTCTTATTTTAAGAAAAACGGTTCATTTAAATTTACAAGAGATGAATTAAGAGATAAAGTAGTAAAGGAATTTAGCGAAAAACAAGCACAAAATTTTATTAATAAATTAACTAAATTTCAAAAATCTATGATGGCTATAATAGCCTTTGCAGAAGAAAATGAAGAAATTATTAATTTAATAGATGAAGAAAATGATGACGGTAAAGATTTAACTACTGAAGAATTTGAAGAGAGAATGAAAAATGAATCTGCTAAATTAAGAGATAGACAAGAATTACTTGAAGAAGCAGAAATGGAACAAAGAGATGAAGAAGGTCTAATGCAAGGTACAGAAGGTGAAACAGCCGGCCAACAAATGATGGTAGATGAATCATTTGAAGATTTTGACGACTTAACAACAGGTAAAACCTTTGACTTAATGAAGGAAGAAGAATTTTTAGATGCTTTACAAGAAATGATAAAATTTCAATCTGATGCCGATATATTAAATAATAGACTTACGCTTCTTAGGGCAGAATTAGAACAAGTAGAAAAAACAAAAGCGGTTAATATTCAGACTGATTCATTTAAAAAGATACTAAATCAATGGGGAGAACTCGTAGGATATGATATGACACCTCTAAAAAATATAATTGATAATGAAATTGATGAAGAAAAAGATGATGAAGGCAATTTTGTTAATGAACAAACTAAAGTCAAAGAAAAAATTAAACAAGAAAGAACAAAAATAGAAAGTTATTGGAATGAAACAAGACAAAAAGATAAATTTAAAGAACCAACTGAAACAGTAATACTTGCTCTTTTAGGTGAATTAGATTTAGAAAATGCTATTGTTGATGATTTGTATGATAATGTGTTATTTAATAATGGTAAAAATGGTAAAGTAGAAATGGAAATGAATAATTTTGAAGCACAAATTGATTATGCTAAAAATAGAATATTATTGAAGGGAGAAATAACTTGGGCATCAAAAGCAGAATCTTATGTAGGTTATAAAATACAAAGGGGTAGAACAAAATCTTTTAGAATGCCTATTGTTGTGGGTACAGGTTTATCTGATGCACAAAAGAAAAAAGTAGGTGGTAGAAGAGTAGCACCAACAGGTAGAGTACAAGATTTTAAATTAGCAGGAGAAAATACAGACCCAGATAGATTAGAATTTTTAGAAAATATAAAAAGTAGAACAAATGTATTAATGCAAGCGGTGAGATAATGAGTATAATAAGACCTTCAGATACAGCAATAAATTCTTTAAATTATGATTCAGGAGTAGGTCATTATACCGATATGACAAAAATTTGTGATTTGTTAGGTATTGCGCCTTTTACATCAGATACAATTCCAACACTTGCTAATATAGGAGAATTAATTAGGTATGCTGAAGATTATATTGATGAATATACAAAACAATCTTGGCGACCATCTATTGTAGAAAATGAATTAAAAGATTTTTATTTAGATTTTCATAGAATGTATAGATATAGTAGTGTTAGTTATACAGATTATGTCGGGTTTATTAGACTAAATAGAGAAGATGTAAGAAAGGTTTTAAGATTGGCCGCATGGAAAGGTGATACTTGGGAAGAATTAGCAGGTGCTACTTGTAAAATTAATATTACTGATTTTACTAATATTACAAATATAGTATTACAATTACCAAATAACGGAACAACATTTACTTTATTAACACACCCAACAGATTCAGGGAGTTTTAATAACCAATTTGGTAATACCACAACAGCACAAGAAATTGTATATTTAATTAACGAACAAGTACCATCTAATACGAGAGATTTTACAGGACAACATGGTAAAAAATCTCTAAATGGAATTAGTAAGTTTTTTTACGCATCTTTAGAAGATGATAATTCAATTTTAATTTCTTCTTTGCTACCTTCTGATGATGGTAAAAATTGTACTATTACAGTTACAGGTACAGGTATTACAAAAGAAGATTTTACAGATAATGAAAATGTTGGAAGGGATAATGATTGGTGGATAGAAAATCAAACAGGTACAGTTTTCTTTAAAAGTACATACCCTTTACAAGTTAAACATTCTTTAAAATGTACTTACCAAACAGGAAAACAAACTGTTCCAGCAGTAATTACAGAAGCCGCTACAAAATTAGTTTGTTGTGAATTAATGTCATCAGATGATAATACAATTTTATTAGGTGAAAATAATAATTCAGGTTTAGATATTAAAACTAAGTTTGATACATATAGAGCCGATGTTGAGAAGATTTTAAATATGAAGAAACGCCTAATATATTTGATAGATAGTGATTGATATGCCTTTTATTACAAAAGAACAAGTAGAAAAAATAAGAACATTAAAAACTTCTATTGATTCTATTCGTAATAGAGTAATAGAAGAAAACGAAACTTTACAAGAAATTACTAAAGAATATTTAGGTGAAGGTTATGATGATAAAATTATGGCTAAAATAATTGAACAAGAAATAGATAAAGAAATTTCAGATAAATTAAGGAGGATTATATTTGGTGAGTGAATCAGGTTATCTTGTAGATTTATTAGATTCTAATTGGAATGATGCTATTACAGCATTAAATACTACTAATGGTAATGGTACATTATTAGATGTTCATGCTGTACATCCAATTATTATGTCCACGAGTGATTTTACAACAGGAAGAACAGTAGATGCACAAGGTAGGTCAAGAGGTGGTAATAGAATTAATACTGCAAGTAAAAAAGAATCTACTAATCCTGATGGTTTTATTTATTCAAAAGATATTATAGTAATAAGTACATCAAGTGCTTCTACTGAATATCCTACTTATGCTTATGATATTAGAAATGAAACCTTTACAATGTCTATTAGTATTAGAACAAGACAAGATGATAGAATATTAAATGATAATACAAGAGTTAATCCTACAAGTAATTTTGGTAAAGAGAGAATCCGTAGCCTTTATTTACTTGTTAGATATATACTCGAACAAAGGAGAAGAGGTTGGTTTAAAACAGGCTCGCAAATTTATGAAAATATTAATTTGATAACTGTACAAGATAGAACAGATGCGAATGATAAAAAGAATAGAATTTTTGGATATAAAGTGAATGTTGTTATGAAACGATTAGCAATCCCCGTAGGTTGTTAGGGAAAAGTAAAAAAACGGTGATAAAAAATGGTAAGTACAGAAACATGGATGGGTTCAGGACAATCAGTAACCTTAGCCCCAGAAAGCGAATTATTCTTAGGTTTTATGCCTTTAGGCCCAACTTTAGGAAGAACAGGAACGAACAAAGCACATCTAATTAAATATTCATTAGGATATGGTTTAGATGCAACAAATGTAACTCCAACATCAACAGCAAAATTTTCAGATTATTATGAGTTAGTTCCAGATTTATATACAGGATGTACTGCTGAATTTTATTATACCGATGATAGTTCTGCACCAACATTAAGATTTAGTGCTAATGTAGCGGGTAATGATGCAGATGCAATTTATTTTTCAGGTCAATTAAATGATTTTCCTTCATTATTTAATAATGATACAAATGCGACTACTGCTAACCCAAGAGGTTATATTATTTTAAAATCTAATGGTGCTGTAATTCCTGCACCTAATTCTTTTGAATTAATTGATAATTCACTTACACAACTTTCAACAGGTGATGCAACAATTACTAATGTTACAGGTAATGCACAAAAATATGTTGTAGGAGATATTATTAGAAGTTCTACCGGAGTAGAATTAGGAAGAGTTGTTAATTCAGGTACAGGCAGTTTAGGAACATCAATTACTGAACCTACATCATCAACAACACATTTACATCTTATTACTAATTCATTAGCAACAGTTACAAGTTCAACAATCGCTTCAGTAAAAATTTGTACTATTGTTACAAGTACAGATTTAACGGGTATATTAACAGCAGGTGATGAAGTAAGTAATCATGCTTCTGCCGCTACATCAAGTGTTGTAATGGGTAGAGTTATTACAGTAGCATCAGATTCAATTAAAGTAGCATTAGACAATGCTAATCTTCAACCTACTAACGCAGACCAAATTTATTTAGGTAAATTACTACCATCATCGGGCAACACTCTTGATGCAATTTATAGAGTATCGCCAAGAATTTTGTCTAATAATTGGATTGGACTAACTAATTCTGTTGGTATTCCTCAAGTAGAAATGGAAACTAAACAGATGAATTTATCTTTAGCAGGTAGTAGAAATTACTCTTATCAATATAGAGGAATTGAAACAGCAGGTGCGGCAAGTCTTGATGTTAATTTAAATCACGGAACATGGCTTTATTACGCATTTGGTAAATTAGCAAGTGCATCTTCAACAGTTGTAGATACAGACCCTGCAACAAATCATTTTCAAAGAGCAGCAGATGGTAGTGATGTAAATAATGTAGCAATAGCACATCAGGTTTATGCAGGATATAATACAGACCCTGATAGAGATTATGATAGTCATTCACAAAACGGTAAATTCCATAGAGTATTAAAAGGTACAACAACAATTTGTCCTCCTTTGTTGCCTAATACGGGTATTGCTAAATTGACATTACCTAATGAACAACCAAATGGTGTTAGTAGCAATTTGATTACTTATACCTTTGGAGAAAGAAATGATAATGAATTACCATCCTTTGCTTTAGAATTGTTAGTACAAAAGGGTAATGTATTAGACGGTACAAATAAAACTTTGATGGTTGATAGAAATACATATAGTGAAAGTGTATATGCACAAATATATCCTAACTGTGTAGTTTCTGATATGTCTTTGTCTGCAAATGAAAATGAAGAAGTAAAGGTTACTTTAAATCTAAATACTAAGAGAGTATTTGAAGCACCTGCTGGTTATGTTGGTAAGTGTTATGATGCTACTAATAATGATACTTCAGAATTTAAGAATTTGTTAAACTTTGGACAACAAACAGGAAATAACAGTAATATTGTTCAGTCATTCGTAGACCCATTCTTTTTCTCTAACGGTTCTATTACATTATTCGGACAAGAATTTATGAAAGTTAGTACCTTTAGTATTAGTCTAAATAACACATTGACTGACAAAAGATATGTTGGTAATTATAATAATCAAATTAAGTATTATGTACCCGGCCAAAGAACATACGAAGTTACATTTCAGGCTATGGTTACAGACAGAAGAATATTTGATGAATTAAGAAAACAAAGTCCACATCGTTTTAACTTAGGAGAAACTGCCGATGGTTCAAATGCTAAAATTGCTTTATCATTTACAAAACCAAATGGCGAATCTATAAGTTTAGAATTTGATGATTATATGATTAGTGCCGCTTCTTGGCCTATTCAAGATGATAGAGGCCCTGTAATGGTAGACTTTACTATTATGCCTATTAGAACAGGAACAATTAATGCTTCAAGTCATTGGGTATTACAATCATAAGGTGTGGAAAATTATGTATAAGGTGAAATATTATGGAACAAAAGAAAGTTTTAGGAGATAAAAGTAAAATATTAGTAGGTGCAGAAGCAAAATTACATTATGTAAAAATAGAACCTGATAGTGATGAACATCTAAAGGTTTGGATTAAAGAGCCTACTTATTTACAATTAGAGCAAGCACAAATGAAATTGTTTAATGTTGATGTAAATAGCAAAGATGTATCATTTGATATGAATGAAGTTTATAGATATTTATGGGATGCATTTGTACACAAAACAGAACCTGCTTTAACCGCTATTGATTTACTTAGGTTAAAGCCTTATGTTGGTTCACAGATTAAAGCAATACTTCCCGACCCATTTAGTTTAATGGAGGGGGATGATAATTTAAAAGAGAAGTGAGAGTTGCTATTAGGTCAGGTAGAATATCTAACCCTAAAGTAGCATCAAGACTCTCGCTATATACTTTGGCTAAAGAATTACACATATCTCCAAAAGAGGTATTTGAATTACCATTTAGTTTAGTACAAGAATTATTGATGGTACACTCAGAAGTAGAATCGTATAAAGCAGATGAATTAGAAAAACAAATGAATAAAATAAAGTGATACAATGTCTGTTAAAGAAGATGCAGAAAAACTTGAACAAGTTTTTGATAACTTAACTCAATCTATTCAAGATGCATCTAAGACATCAAACAAATTAAGAGATACATTTTTAGAATTGTCTAAATCTGGTACTGCGGCTGGAAATGCTTGGACTGTTATTTCTCGTTTAACTTCAGGTACAGGTTTTTGGAGAATACAAAATAGGGTTCGTGCTATTTCTAACTTTTTACAATTTCAAGATAAAAGAGCAGAAGCAATCGCTGAAAGTGAAAATAAAGCAATAGAAAGATTAGCAAAACAAGTTAAATTGAAAAAAGAAATTGACGGGGCACAAAGACTATTAGATAAAGTTATAATAGGTACTGCAACTGCGGAAGAAAGAGTTACATTTTATAAATCAGAACAATATAGATATTTAGAACAAACAATGGGTGGAACAAAGGCTTTACAAGAAATGACAGGTAGATTACAATATGCTTCAGAACAGTTATCTAAAACTGATGCTATTACATTACAAAATAGAGCAAGAAACTTTCAAAAAGAATTAGAAAGCCGACAATCATTACTAAATATAATTACTAATGGTAGAAAAGTAGATGCTGCATCTTCGGATTTACAATTAAAAAGATTTAAAAAATTATCAAAAGAGCAACAACAAAGTTATATGCAATATATAGATTTTTCAGAAAAAAGAAAAAGATATGAAGATGACCAAATTAAAGCACAAACAGAATTGTTAAATATAACAGGAACTTTAGCAACGGCTGAAGATGAACTTGCAAGGAAAAAAAGCGTACATCAATCAAAAATAGATTTAATAGATAAAGAGTTAAAAAAGGAAGATGGAGAAACTAATGCAAGTAAAGTAGAAATTAGGAGACTTAATGAAAAAAGAGATGAAATGAAAAGAAAATTTGAAGAAGAAAATAAACCTCTTAAAGAAGAAATAGAAAAACAGAAAAAAGAAAAAGAATTTTTACAAAAAGAAACAAAGCGTCTTGGAGAAGAATTTGATGCTTCAGAACAAAACGCTAAAGATGCTAAAGCAAAATTAAAGAAAGATAATATTGATGTTTCAATGAAAGATGGTGGAACAATAGAGAATGACCCTCAAAATCAAAATAGAGGTTTTAGAGAATTTCTTAAAAATAGAATTCCGGGCGGTAAAAAAATTGATAAAGTTATAACAATGGCGATGGCGTTTTATGCTTTAAATAAAGCAGAAAAGATAGAAAAATTAAGAAATTTAGTAAGAGGTAGTTTAAGACTAATAACACGATTTTTAAGAGGCGTATTTATATGGTTGCCTCTTTTAATTTTTGGGTTAATGGCTCTAAAACAAACAGGTTTATTTGATGTAATAATAAATTTTGCGAAAACTGCGGTTAGGGTTGGTTATAATATATTTCAAGGTATTCTTGAAATAGGTGTAATAATAGGAGAAATATTTGGAAACGCTCTTAATTTTATTGATGCGTTATTTAATGGTGATAGCGGAGATGCGTGGAATGCTCTTAGTACTTTATTTATGTCGGTACTGGATTTAGTAGGTAAATTATTTGAATTTATATTTATAGATGTATTATGGGGATTAATATCAGGTTTCTTTGTTGGTTTATTTGGTAAGTATTTTGCAGAAGCCGATTCAAAATTTTCTGCTATTGTTAAAGCAATATCTGATATAGGACTTGTAGTACTTGCTATTAAAGTAGCATTATTATTATTACCTACAAGTCTACCACTTGCTATTGCAGGTGCTATTGTAACTGCCTTTATCGGAGGGGGAATAAGAGATTTATTATTTAATCTTGTAGGTATGGCTGATGGTGGTTTAGTAACTAAATCATCACCTTATTTAGTGGGTGAAAGAGGGCCTGAAATAGTTAATCTAAAAGCAGGAGATTATGTAACACCTAATCATAAAATACCAACAGGTTCAACTACTAATATTACAGTAAATGTAAATGGTAGATTAGGCGCATCTGATTCTGAATTAAATGATATAGCAAATAAATTAAGTAGAAAAATATCTTTAGAAATGAATAGAACCAACCCAACAGGAGTTTATAGGTGATTAAATGACAATATACAATACTAATTATATTTCAGATGCTATGTCAAGTGCTGATAGTACTAAACCAATGCACCATGTTTTTTTAAATCTAAAAGCAAGAAATGATGACCATACAGGAAAAAATTTTGAAACAAACAGAATAGGTTTAAAATGTGAATCTGTAAGTATTACTACTTCAAGAACAGTACCTTCTATACCAATTCCCGGTGTTGGTGTAGTTACAGGTGAATCACAATCAATAGGATTAGATTTGGGTATGGCTACTAAATCAATAAATTTATCAGGTATAATTACTAATCAAATAATAAGTAAATCATTTGATGATGTAGAAGGTTCAGAACCTGAAAATCCAACAGTAGAAATGACAGCATTTGAAATAGGTCAATTGCTACACGCATATGTAGATTCATCAGGTTTTCAAAAACATCAATCTATGAATGAATTAATTATATTAATTCCAAGTAGAGTTAATCATCAATTTCAATATCATACGGGATTACCTGAAGCAACAGGGGGTTCTTTATCACCTATTGAACATTTACCTTTAATACCATTTACATATAAAACAAGAAATCAAGATAATAAAGGTACAGTATATGGTGCTATACCTGACCATTCTAATTTTCCTAAACCAATACAAGATACAGAAGAAGTAGAAGGTCTTAGAGGTTTTATTAGAAGTTTTAATTGTCAAATAACTGCTGGTGTACCATATTTGACATTTACTTTAGATTTTGAAGTTGCATTTATAATTTAAGGAGAATATATTATGACAGTTAGTGCTTATGTTGATGAAGGAAAATGTTTAGTTTTTCCTACAATGTGCGATGCATATATTCACTTAGAATATGCTAAACATAATATGAATACAAATAATGGATTGTGGAATATTAATGGTTCTTTTACAGGTCAATTTATTATTAAGCCTTATGATGTAAATGGTTATGGTGATAATACAGGCCAAACAAATAAAGATTTAGTAGCAAATGGTGGGGCAGGAAATATTACAAATAAAAAAACAATGCCAGCAATTGCTGATGGTGCAAAAGATAGTTTTGCTGCTCATGTTTTTAGAAATAATCAAGCCGAAAAATATTTACCAAATAGAGAAAGATATTTGGCTAAAGATATGACTGGTCAAATAATAAATAATAATCCGCATGAAATGTGTTTGTTTCATAATAACAATATAACTGTCAATTTAGTTAATACTACTGACCATAATCAAAATAATCCTGCTGAATATAAAGTACAATTTAAATTAACCATAGATGGAACAGAAACAATATTGGAATCAACTAATGTATTTACAAGTAGAAAATATCATTATTCTGATGTTTCTAAAGTTAGAAATCAAGTTATATCTGATGGTTCTACTGTAACTGTATTTGATGATTATCATTTGCAATTTGTTTATGACAAATATAAAATTATAGGAAAAGAGGCAGGACAACCACCTCATTCATTAATAGGTAATGAATACAAAGAAGGATATACAATAAAATTTACACCGGGAAATACACCAACTTCTGAATTTAATACAAATTTAAATCAAGCAGGAATTGTAATAAATGACCCTACGGGTAATCAACCAACTCCTTTTGAATCTATACCTATTGGAACAGAAATGTTCACCGAAGATGGAATATCATTAGGTAAAGTAATGATGGTTATTCCTAAAGCACCTCCTATTTTCCCAAATCATGCTATTGCATTTCACCCCCTTCCGGCAGGTTCTACAATACCAATTTTAAGAGATGGTGCTAAAATTTATACTGCTATTCACCGTGAGCCAATGTATATTCATACCACTACGCATATTTCTGTTGCTTATGAACAAACTACAAGAAGAATGAGTATATTCGCAAATGGTATAGAAGTGGCTACTACAACACACGATTCTACAACAGGTAGTTTTTCTTTAGATGCAAGTGATGTATATATTGGTCAAAATGCTACTTTAGCATATCCTAACGATAGAAAAACACAATTTATGGGTGAGTTAGACAGTATATTATTTACTGATACATATATGACTAATTATACGCATTTATTTAATCCTGTTGCGCCATACCAAAATATAATGCTTTATTACGATTTTAGTGAGGGGAGAGATAATGGTTAATGTAGAATATAATTCAACCATAATACCATTAAATGTTGGTGTTCCGCTTCTTAGTCCTGTTTCAACATGGCCTCATACTTCAGGTACTTATAGCGATACGGGTTCTACAATTAAAAGTGCTTTTTATAATGTAAGTCAAAATCCAAGAATAATTATTAAAAATACATATGTTGGAAAAAGTATTAATTGTTATGAAATACACAATTCTCCAGATACACCTTTATCGAGTGTTGCTTCAAATGTTTTTGAAGTTAAAAATATACAACGCTCAGGTGGTTTTAGTACTTCGGTATTAAATAGAGTCTATCCTTTTAATTTAAATCTTGAAAGTTATTTAGAAGTAAGTGCCGCTACAAAGGGAAATAGAATTTGTTTAGAAGGACAAGGTGCATTAACAACATTAATTAGTGGTTCTACTTTAGATACAGCAAGTGATTATTTTGTTGTAATAAATGCAGATGACCCTTTAAATCATCATATTGCTAAAATTACAGAATTACATACTTATGAAGTATTTGGAGATGGTTTTGATTTTGAACCTGCTTATCATAAAGAAGTTCCAAAAGGTACTAAAATTAGTATATATAAAGGCCCAGATTCAACTGATACACATATAGTAGCAGTAGGTTATGGATTATTAGGAGATTCTACAACAAGTGATGAAAGACACGATAGTTATGTAGAAGTTAGTAGACCAACATTTTATTTTTACGAAGATAGATGCGATGTAAATAAATTACTCGGAGATACAAAATATAAAGTTACTAAAACTTCAGCACACGGTTCAGGTGACCCATTTACCGGAGGTAGTTTAACTTTTGATTTTGGTAAAAAACAATCAACAGCACATAGTTTATTTCATTTAACAACACCAGATTTACATAAGTTTGGTTCTTCTATATGTTTTAAAACCACATCTTCACACGGTAATTTTATTCAAGATAAATCAAGATATAGTCAATTTGGTTTATTAAAAGATAATTTAAAAATAAACGATGAAACTATAACACAAGCATCTGGAGTAATGAAACAAAGAATAGTATCTAATGGTGCAGTAGAAGTTTATAATAACCCTAATATAGATTATATATGGAATACACAACCACATTCAGAAACATATGATACAAGTTTAGGTGAATGGGATAAATGTTTTAAAAATATAAATAGAGATGGACATCATTTAACAACAGGTTTAAGTAAAGAATCTTATGATTCTAATATTAAAAGATATGTTGAATATGAAAATTCTGATACAAAAAATAACGCAATACCTCAAGTATCTAATATAGATATATATGAATCAATAGTTAGTGTTGGTAATTTTATTGAGGTAAATATACCTGACCCTAATAGAATAGTAGATTTAAAAATAAAACCATATGATAAAGTATCTTTAAGAGAACAATTAGATGATATTGATTATGAAGGAAGAATGAGCATACCTTTAATTGGTAATGCTAACTCAAGTACAACAGGTTGGAGTTTAACAATAAAAGGGTTAAGTCCAAATCAAGACTTAAGAACAATATGGGGAAGTTCAGATGTTGCCGCTTTAAATCCAGATGGAGTAGCGCATAGTGATAATTTAAATAAATTAAGAATAAAAAATATTATTTTTATGGGAGATTTTAATTCTGCACCGGTTCAGGGTGATGATGGTTATGAACAAGTATTTACTATTACACATAGAAGAAATGTAAATACAGATGCTACTTGGGTAGTTTGTACAGGTAATTGGTCTTTAGAAGATTTTGTAAATGAAACTGCCTTTGTTTATACTTACAATGGTAGAACTAAATTATTTAATACTAATGTACAGATAGATACAGAATGGGATGGTACTAATTTAAAAAGAGATGGTAATATAGTCGGAATTAATGATTCTTATTTATCTAATACAGAATTTTTTGTTAGAGATAGAGATTTAACGGGTTTTAGAATACCAATAAAATATGGTGACAAAAATTTAAATTATCTTAAACCTTTATATGATGATTATGATTGTTATCAAATTAAAACTACCGTAAGAGGGAATAATAGCATTGTTAATGTACCTAATTTATATGAATATATTAATGGTAATATTATATATGATAATAAACTATTTGAAGGAAATGTAGAATATCTGGAAGATGAAATACAACCAAGCGGTATATTACAATATAAATTTAAAGGAAGAGATAGAGTTTCTGATGTATTAGATATTGTAGTTAATCATAATTTTACTCATACTTCAGATTATATTTACACAACTAATAATCCTACTAATGATTTAACTACTGTAATATTTAATTCAAATGCAAATACAGTAAATATAAAAGATTTTGATTATGGAGATACCGTAATTAGTTTATTTAGTTTTGATTCTATTATTAGCACTCAAACCAATATAGAAGTAGGAGATACATTATTTTGTAATATTAATGGAAAGTGTAGATTAATAGGTATAATACAAAGTATTTCAGGAGAAACAGCAGTATCAGGTACTTATTGGAATGGTTCAACAAGAACGGCTATTCCTCAACCTAATAATGGGTATAATATTACTTTAACAGAAGCAACAAATTACTCTTCTAAAAATAAAACCTACGGTGCAGATAATTTAAGAGTTAGTAAAAAGACTACTTCTTTAGGAAAGGCTTTATCTTCTAATTTATCTAATAATATAAGACCTACTTCATTAGAAGGTTGTTCAAACAAAGGACTATTATTTGTTGACGGTAATAGTATAAATTTAACAAGTGGAGAAAAAATAGAAAAATTAAGCAATTTATCTGCTATTGATTCAGAATTTTCTCAAGGTTTTCCTATTTCAAATATAAAAGGTAATGAAATAAGTGCAAATTTACCAGATTATAAATTTAACATAACCACAGATATTAATGAAAATATTATTAAAAAGTATGATACTATAAGTAGTCCGACAGAAATGGGAGTATTAAAAATAGAAGCATTAGAAAATAAACTATCGCTTATTACTTTAGCACCAATTTTTCCTGTTGTATTAGCAAAGACAGCCGAAAATACATTAGACACTACTTTAACAAATTCACAAGGATTATATTTTGTAAATACACAGGGGTTATCTAATGGAGGATTTTTACATTATCTTAGTAGTGAAACTAATAATAACGGGGCATCTAAAACCTTTACAAATCCCGGATATATTGATGACCCAACAGATGTAGATGGTATAGATTATAGACTTGAAGATAATTATGGTACATTTATATGGAGATATATTGGTCTACAAGAATCAGATAGCACATTGGTTTGGAATAATGCTATGATAGATAGAGTTTGGAATGTTAAATATAGCCAAACAAATAGAGAATTAAATCATATGTATGGAAATAAATCTCCTATTAATGGTTATGCTTCTGCTGTTAGAATAGAATATGATGGAGTAGTTAGAAATTGGGATTATCAATCAGTAATAACACAAGCATGGTTAAAGCAAAATTCACCTGAAGGTAGAGAAGGATTTTATAATATTGAAGGTTCAAGATTTTGGGATATTCTTAAAATGCCTAATGAAATTAGAAATCAAATTGCAGGTTTTGGTTTAGTGCTTAACCCAACATATGCGTTTAGAGAATCAAGTCTTAGAAGTTATTATCCTAAACTTTCTACAAGAATAGGTTTTCCCGGAGATTTAATTAACAATTTAACAGGTACATATTATCAGTATAGAGAAAATTATGAAGCATTTGATAAAGGTATAGAAAACTTTTATTTATTTTCAACAGGAGATATATATCCTGATAGTTATAAAAGAACAAATAGTATAGGTTTTACAAATAGAAATTTGTCAGATTATGGTATTATTTTTAAATCAAAGGGTGTTAAAGGCAATACTATAATAGAACATAGTAATTATAAAGGTACAATAGTAGATACATTAGAAAGTGACACAAGTTATGAAATAATGCCTATAAATAATTCTAATAAAAATACTTCTGAATTAAAAAGAATGGGTTTAATGAGATTAATAGAGGTAACCTATGATTGGCATTTTAATGAAGTAGATTATGAAAATTTAGATGATATAGTAAAATCAAGAAAATCAAGATTTACAACTGAAATAAAACCATTAGGTGATTATGTAGAGTTTTTTCCGGGCGAAATAGATATGTTAAAAACATCTTTTGGTAATCCAAAAGTAATAGGTTTTAGTATAGATGGTTCTACACAAGCAAATGGAGAATATACTGAATCAGGGTCACTTAACGGTAGTGCTTTACCATATTATATTATAGAAGAAGGTTCAACAACAATTCCAAACACAGTATCAGGGGTAATGGACTTTTTTAAAATATATACAGATTATGATAATTTTGATACAGGTTCAACTAATTTACTTGGTACTTATCAAGCCCAAATTTTAGGATTAACAAATATTGAAGGTGGTTATAGAACAGTCAATACAGGGCCTAATCAATTAAGATTACAAGGTTCTTGGCATACAGAAACAGGTATATTAGCAGGTAATTTAGCATCAAGTGTTACACAACAACCTATTGGTGGTACTGTTGGTACTTATACTGCTGTTGTTACTACAACAAATAATACCAATAGAGCAAGAGGATTTATTTGTGATATTACATTAGATTCACCAACTAATGTATCATCTATAGTATTTCATGAAGAATCAAGTAGCGTATTTATTGGTAAGAATATACATTATAAAGGTGCTCATTATCAAGCAGGAGATACTGTTACAATTGCTGGTTCTGCTGTGGGTTCTTCGCAAGACATTATTATTACCCTACAAAATTCCGATTTAACTACCGAACATAGAATATATTTATTTCAAACCGGTCAAGCATCTGGGCAAAATAATAATGCACTAAATTATGAAGATGTAATTACAGGTACTAATATTAAAAGATGTGATTATACCGGTTTATTAAAAATGACAGCAGATGGACAAGATGAGCCTCAAGATATACATTCTTATGAAGTAAGAACAAATGAAGGTGATTTTATTGCTAATAGTATTGCATATACAGGATTAAGAGCAGAAAACTATTTCTTTAACTATACTACAATTTTAGGTGCATTAGATAATGATGATGGATTTTATAAAGGAGTATATGAAGATACAGCAATAACTACTCAGACTGATGCAGAAAAACAAAAGGGGTATCATATATTTATTCCTTATCATGTAACAGGGGGAAGCAGAAATAATTTACATGAATCTGTTGGTGCATTACCATTAAAAAGAGGTACGCCTATAAGATTTGGTAGTCTATTACCTTTTTCACAAGGCGTAGATGTAGATTTAAGAAGTACACAAGGTAACACAACAAAATCTTTATCAAGAGTTATAGATGCATTTTCTGAATGGGATGATGGAACACAAACTGCAAATACAAGACCTGTTGGTTATGCACCAAGTCATTTATATACAGATACTATGTTAGTTATTAAAAGATTAAAAGCACATAATCATTCAATGCTTGGACAATCAAAAGGTTTTCCTATGCAAAATGCTCATATTTATGGCGATACAACTTCTATTAACACTAAGATAAATACAGAAGAAATTTATAATGGTTCTACAATACCAAACTTACATTTATCTTTTTGTTTTACAGATTCACAATCTTCATTCCCTTCAATTTTATACGCTTATAATTTTACAGATGTATCACAATACCCTAATAGAACAACTTATGGTTTTGAATCTACGGGTACTCAGGCATATGGTTCTGTATCAACAAATAACCATAGATTTTTATCTTCAACAGGAGGTAGAAATGTAGTAGATGATAGAGGAAATGATTTATTGGATAAATCAGACCAAATATACGGGGCAGAAATTTTATTTAAATTAAATTTATCTTTACTTGCCAGCAATGTATCAGTTATAGAATTAGATAATTTATCTCAAACAAGTGGAAGTTTAACACTTAATGCTAATGGCTCTACTACAAATGGTAGAGCAGTAATTAAAATTGAACAAGTAGATATTGCATCTGAGGATGGTTTTTCTACAAATAATGCAGGTACATTAGTTAATGTAGATGTGTCCTCATCTTTTAATAAGATTAATCAATGGGTTAATTTTGTTAATGATTTAACAGGTCATTATTTAGTTTCCGAACAAGATTTATCTAATAATGATATTCCTTTGTATATACACTCAAGAAGAAATGATGTACAAGAATCTACGGCAAATCTTATACATCAAGTTATTAGCCATAATATTAATCATAACGGTACTACAATAACACATTATATAGAAATAGATAATGTTCCTTATTCAAATGGTTCTCATCAATTATATAATATGTATAGAGTTATGAGAATAGCAAAGGACTGTACTTTTGATTTTACCCCTAATGATGTAGAAATGTATAAATTATCAAATAGATTTACTCGTATGCCAGCAGAAAATAAATGTTATACATTAGTAGGAAATTCAAATATTTTTCCTCATCGTGGTGCAGCAAGTACAAATTTAACAGCGTGTAATGAAGCAGTATTATCTATGTATGTAGGTTTAGATGTAGATGGAAAACCTAATTCAGATTATATTGTTAAAAGAGTTAATAATAGTTTTGCTACTGTTGATGGTAATAATAATACATTTATTAAAAATAAATCTTATAATTGTTTAGTTACAGATGGGATAACAGATTTAAATAAAGATTTATTATTTACAGGTGACGGTAGCCTTTCAAACCCCGATAGAATTGTATTTTCAGGTCAAATGAAAAATTTAAAAGGTATAGTTTCAATAGGTGAAGCATTTTCAGTAACTACTCAAAGAAATCCAATAAACAATACTGTTAAAAGATGTAATATAGCAAGCACAGTAGATATAGTAGAAGAAGTAGATGAGATAACAAATACTATATTAGAAACTAATAATATACAATTTAATCCAGAATATAATGTTACAAATGATTTATATTACATAGGTAACAATTACATAGGTAATAATGCCTTTTCAGTTATTAATAGATTATTAAATTATAAAAATAAAAGATTATATATTGATGGAAGAAATATAAAAGGGTTAGATAATATTCCTGACGAATGGAAAACTAATATAGTTTTATCAGAAAATGATGTTGATTCTCAAGTTAGCAATATTAAAAGAATACAATCTACATTTGATTTCTTTAATCATGTAGTAGTTTATGGTGATGGAGTAAAAGGTACTGGTAGAAATAGACAATCAATAAAAGAAACTGATAGAACAATAACTAAGGAAATAACAGACTTAACAATAAAAACACAAAAGGCCGCAGATGATTTAGCAATATCAACAGTAGAAACTCTTGATTCATTAAATAGTCAAGTAGAATTTCAAATACCCAGATTTAAAATACCATATCTAAAGGCCGGTCATATTATTACATTAGATTATCCTACTCAAAAAATACCAACAAATTTTTATCAAGTCTTAGAAATACAAACTATATTTGGACAATTGCCTAAAGTTATATTAGGTAAGTATAGTCAATCTTTAGCAGGAGTATATACAGATATTATAATTAAAAATCAAGAAACAGATGGTCAATTGAGGGGAGATAATTTTACTGATGAAACAGCAAATGTTTCCGAAGATGATGATTCCTTTATTCAACCAATGAAACTAAAAATAACTAAAACAACAACGGCATCAAGTTCTAATAGTACAATAGGGTTTAATAACCTAATAGGGTTTAACAGTAGTGTAGGGTTTGTTTCTACATCATCAAGTAGCCAAGAAGTAATATTAGATGAGGACTTAACGGGGTGATAAAATTTTAACAGAAACAGGCAAAGCAAAAATAAGAGATTTAATTAGTGCTGAATTTAATACAATGAAAATAGGTACAGGTGGAGATAGTACTAATCCTATGGCTACCGATTTAGATTCACCATTAGCAAGTACAACTGCTACAAAAGTTAGTACAGGGCAATCGGCATTAGATTTTATAGGTACATTTTCAGGTGCAACAATAGCAGGTCAAACAATTAAAGAAATGGCTATTTTTAATTCAGCAGGTATTATGTTGAGTAGAGTCAGTTTTAATCCTATTGGCCCATTTACAGCATCAGATTCAATAGAATTGGTTTTTACATTAGAGGTGAATTAAAATGGTAGATTATGCAAATCAAGATAAAATAACATCCTTAAGCGCAGCAAGTACAGATGGAATAACAGATGGTGTAGACCATCTTCATAGCGGTATAATTAAAGTATTGTCAAAAATAAATAAAGGTAATTATATTGCAGAATATGGTTCTTCTGTATTTCAACAAATAGCAGGTAGTAGCAGAACCAAATTTAAATTTAATGGTGATATAAAATATGTTAGAGATGGAAGAATATATGTTGGTACTCCGACTGAGGTTGAATTAACTTCAGACCCTAATGCGTCAAATGATAGGTATGATTTAATTGTGATTTCAGGTTCAGCATTAGCAGTTAGAACGGGTAATGATAATTCTACACCCGTTGTACCGGATTTACAAAATGATGATATTCCCGTTGCTTTGATAAAGGTTGTTGGTGGTTCAAGTGCAAATGCGACAGATAGACATATTCAACTATATGGATATGACAAAACTACTTTTGCTCAATCTATACAAAAGTTATACAACAATGTTGGTACAGAATCTGCGACATTAGAAGCAAATGGAGATGTATCATTAACAGGTAGTTTAATCGTAGGAAGTAATATTATCAAAGCATCAGACTCAGGAAGCACAATTACGATGGACACCAACGATAATGTAACCATTGGGAACAACTTAACAGTAGGGAATGACTTAACTTTAGGAAATAATGTAATTAGAGCATCCGATGGAGGAACAGTAATTACAACAGATACAAGTAGTAATGCAACTATCATTAATAACTTAACAGTAGGTGGCGATTTACTTGGGCCGGTTAATGGTACATTTAATATTGCTTCAATGCAAAGTATGGTGTTTAAAGTAGATACTCAAAATAATCGTAATGATACTTGGGCTTTTATGAATGGGGCAGGTGCTACGGTTGTTTCAATTGATGAAGTAGGTAATGTAAGTATGAACCATTTAGATGTCAAGGGAGGTATTATTGATTCGTCGGTAACAGGAACAATAACTATGCAACAACATACAGTACTTAGTAATGGCCTTACTGTTACACCAAGTAGACCAATTACAAATCAAGGTTATAGAGAAACCGTAGCAAGTAAATATATGGCTTTAACGGCTAATTCTAATTCAACTTCCGGTACTGTCATTCCTGATGGTAATCCAAATGCTTTACCGATAAATAGTACGGATTATGTTATAAGGCAAAATCTTATGGAAGCGATACAATATCCTTTAGATTGCTTAAAAGAAGTATATTATTTAGGTACGAATGAAGATGACCAAGTTGCTATGATTAATACTTTATCAAGCGGTTTATATTCAGGAGGTTCAAGTGACCCACTTTTTGAAATGAATATAGGTTTAACAGCAACAAATTTTCAAAATAATAATGGGTTATATGGTAGCGGTGGATTTGTATGTTTAGCAACAGACCCGCTTTCTGGTGGTGTAACGGATTTTGAAAATAGAAAAATTACATTAGTAAATACCAGTAATACACCTGTTTATATATTTACTTATTTAGGTATAGGGGAAGAAGGCTTCAATAAAATGATTGCACCGCTTTTTGGTAAGGGTATTTTTACACAAAATAGATTGAGTGGTTTGACAGCCATGAATTGTGTTAATTTACAATCTATGCTACATACTCAAATATTAAATACAATAACACAAGCCCCACATAGTCTAACATTTTATACAGGTGGTGGAGGCAGTACACTTAACGTACTTGATGCTTATGTTTTAAAACCAACAGAAAGTGTTACATTACAAAACTTTAGCGTTGATACTGAAAATCCTGAAGATGAAATGATGCATCATCATGGATTTATGAGTAATCAAATAATCTCTCAATTTTATAATCCACCAATTTCAGGTAATAGTGGGCCGCTTCATTATTGGATGCCTATTGCTAATGCAACAAATACTATAACAAGTAAAGTATTGTATAATGGTGTACACGATAGTATATTTCCTCATGTTGCACAATCAGGTTATACAATACATTCAGCAAAAGTAGGCGGTAGTTCAATTAATTTACCACCTCATGCACCTCAAGGAACACAATATTTTGTTTATGCTGAAACAGCAACTGTTGTAATATGTGCTAATCCAAGTGGAGGACATTCAATAGAAACTGCTGGTATTGCTTCACAAGATGTTTTTACTAACTCTACCGCAACAACAACAGGACAATCAGATACATTAGCGGCAGGTGAAATGGCAACTTATGTTAAATTGGCTGCTAACAAATGGTTAAAGGTGGGTTGATATGGATTTTCTTTTTACTAATTTAAAAAAGGGTACAAAGATTCGTAAAAAAAGATTAGCAGGTGGAGGTGGAGGTGGAGGTGCTCAAACACCATCTACTAAATTACCCCCACCAACTAATATACCTATAAATTATCAGTTTTATTTAGGAACACCCGGTTCTAATGTTTATCCTGCAATTCATTTTACTTTTGTTAGTTTTGCACAAAATACTGTTTCAATAAGTACAGAAAACTTTGATACTTATACAGATATTACTTCTATGTCAGTAAATCCACCAACATCAAATCCTAATAATCCAATATCTCTTGTTCCAGAAACGACATATCAACAAGAAATATCAGTACCTGTTGCAACTGCTAATTCAAATATGGGTCATTCAGCAGGAATAGAAATAATCATTGGTGCTTTATTTAAGTTTAATCAATCTTATTCTCCTACACATTATTATGATTATGAATTAACAATTGTTTCTCAATCATTATCAAACGGTGCAACACTTAATGGTTTTGCAAATAGTAATGTACAAGGGCCAGCATCTACTATTCCTAATACTACTAATTGGCCGGCAGGTGGTAAAAGTGGTTGGTTTATAGACCCATTTTTAACACAAAGTAATCAAACACCAGATACAGGTATTTACGGACAAAATTATAGTTTTATATTTGCTAATCCACCGTCTGTAACTAATGCTAATTGTCCAAGATTATTTATATTATATGGTGGTGGTAAAGGTTCTCAATTACCAATGCAAGTAGGAGACACATTCACTTTAAATTTAAAGGCTGGGTTAGATTTTAATGCTAATTATCCAAGTTCAACAACACCAATTTTTTATAATCATAGGATAGTGGTTACTTTAGTATAGGTGTTATTATGGGTTATTGTTTAGCAAATTATTGTTTTACGGGCTATGAAATAACTATTTTAATAATATTAGAAATATTATTTTGGGCTGGATTAGGTTTTTTTGGGATGAAAAAGATAAAACGCAAAATTAAAAAAATACCTAAAAATTAAAAATTGCGATTTTTGCATAAAAAAAAACGAGGCATGGCCGAAAAACCGACCATACCCCGAAATTTTATACTCAATTTATTTTACCAATTTACTTGCAACTCACCAAATATACTTTTTTCTTCATCAAAGTATTTAACTACACCATTATCTTGTCCATATTTCCACAAATCATATGTCAATTGTGAATCTTTTAAACAATAATCTACCACATCATCATAATCTCCTGCTTTCCATTTTACCACAGAATCAATACTACTCATATTTTTCTGGTCATCTATGGTACATTTAACTAAATTATCTAAATGAATTCTTTTACCATGTTCTTTTAATAAATAAGCACTTGTATCAATACATCTATTTGACTTATCTTCTAAAAATTTTCTTACAATATAAATATCCATAGAATCTCTAAGAACAGGTAAATCAAAAGCGTTAATATTATGCCCTAATAGAATTCCTCCTTTTTGGAAATGTTCGTCTAAATCAAATTTAAACTCTCTTAATTCTTTAATTATAACAGTAGTATCTTTTTTTAAGTCTTTAAGAGGTTCATCTACATATATTACCCCATTATTTCCATCCCATGTTGTAATACAAGCAACTTTGAATAGGTGAGTATTACCCCAACCTCCAATCTCATAACTTAAGTTTTTAGTTTCTATATCAAACGATAATACATTACTCATCTTCTTTCACCTTTAATTTTACATAAGTCTGTGATTTTCTTAATTCTTCAAAAATATGTTTTACACTTTGCCAATGACGATAAAATTTATTTCTACCACATTGTTCATTTTTTCTGAAGGATTCAATCATCAACTTCTTATCTACCCAACCATCTGTACCATTAACTTTAATCTTTGGGTTCGTTGAGTTATAAGCCGCAATATACATCTTCTCATTATTTTTATCAGAAAACCTTTTTGGTCTTTTCTTTAGTTTTTCTGTGAACCAACTTGTTATAGAATCAAAAGATTCATCTGTTAATTGTCTACCTTGTTTAATATGCTTTGCTGTAATCTTACTACTTCTTTCTGATATAGCACATAAAGCGGCCGCAATAGAAATGTTATTAATCATATTCATTAAAAAGGTATTTAGTGCTTCATAAATATTATCATCAAAAGTATTCATATATTTCTTCATACCTCTCCATACATTCTTTAATGCTTTTTGACCATCATCTGTCCATTCAATAACTTTTCTTTTATCTCCATCAACAGCATCTAATCTATCTTGAACCCATCTATAAGTATTATAAAGCATCTCAGAAAATTCTTCATGATAAACTGCTGAACCATCTTCATCTTCTAAAATTTCTCCAACCATATCAATATAATCTTCTTCCATTTGTGCTCTTAAAGATTCAGGTACATCTCTAACATAAAGCCACATTCTTTGGAATACACCTTTTGTTAAAATAACTTTTTCTAATCCTTCAGGTGGTAATGTCGTAGCCCACAAACTTCTTTGTGAATCAACAACTAAATCTCTACCCCATTCGGTTAGTCTTTTCTTAATTAAATGGCTCTTAGAATCTAAACGATTCATAAACTTTTGAAACAGCATAACTGTTTCTTGTTTATGTTGTGATTCTTTAAATATACCAGAATGTTCAAACTCATCAAAAGCAATAATACCACTACCATAAAGGCTACCAAAAATGGTTAAATCAATAACTTTAGGTATATCGTATTCGTCATCATCTCTTGCTTGTTGTCTATCATAGTCAGGATTATCTACATTTATTTTCATTGTTCCTAATAATGCTTGGTCTGTAAAACTATCAGGATTATTTAATGTAAATTGTCTAACTCCCGATAATGGTAAATTATTTCTTGTTGTAGGGTATGCGTTAATTAATTCAAAGGTTCTTTCCCATACAGGTTCAAGAAAATCAAACATAGTAGTCTTTCCACTTCTTGAAGTTTGAATCCAACAGTAATGGATTCTTGGGTCAAGCGTTAGTCTACCAATTGGTACTCTAACTATATCTTTTAATATTTGTCCTAATGTTACAAAATATGACATCGTTGCTGAATAATCATTGTAAAGAGAAAACTCTCCTACTACATTTTTCCATCTAATAGCATCTTTAGGTAATTCAATTTTCTTTGAGCGTATTACCTCTAAACTACTATTATCATTTACTTTTGCTAACGCATCATATAATTCCCATTCATCTACATTTAAATCTTCAGCCATTAATATCTCACTTCCTTTTCTTCATTTAATGCCTTTAAAATATTTTCAGCAGTTTTATTTCCTATGCCTTTTATTTTAATAATATCTTTATTATTAGACATTGATATTTCTGCTATACTTCCAAAGGTCTTTAATAGGGCTTTTGCTTTTTCTACTGAAACACCCTGTATTTCAGAAAGCACATCTACTCTTACATCATCTGTTTTTATTTTCTTAGGTAATTCTTTGTGTATAATTAAATTTTTATCTATATGTTCTGTTGTTGCTAATATAATATGAGCCGCAGTTCTATAACTATCTACCCATATAGGTTTTACATCTGTATGTAATGCTATTGAAGTTAAAGCACCAACAAACATTTTCTTTAGTTTTGTTCTCCATGAGGTTGAATTATAATTTGTTCTATGTAAATATTCTATTGCGTCATCTAATGTTCCGTATATTAGTATTATGTTTTTATTGTAAGTTCTATCCATATTATCTAATTGATTAAATATTCTTTTGTTTCTTATAGATTGTAAAAAGTCTGCGGCTGATTTTGCTTCTATACAACAATCACCAACAATATAATCACCAATCTCTAACCATTTCTTTTCTGTTTCTATTTTTGCTTTTTTTGCTATTGTTTCTAATGTTCTACTTAACTGTGAGTTTTCTCTACTATCAATTATTATCATGACCATACCTCCAACACTTTCCTATACAAAGTCCTTCTTCAATTAAAGTATTACAATTAGGTGACATATATCTTCCATCTACAATAAAACTAACGTGTTTTTTTGTTTCACTTGAATTATAATCAATCCATGTATCTTCATTAGAAGCGATTGTTTTTATTTCATGTTCTATTAATGCCTTAATATCATTTAAAGCATTACCAGATAAATTTCTTGGTTTAATATCTAAGTTTTCTTTTACAATAACAAGTTCAGATAAAAACTCATTATACCATTGTACTAATAAAACTCTTGCTCTATGATTAGGATTTTCAGCCATTACTGCATTTTTTAAACAAGGTAATATTGGTAAATCACCCGGACTATCAACACTATCAATTTCTATATCAGCAGTTTCCATTTTTTTAACTTTAGGCCAATTAACTAATTTATTACCATAATAAATAGGTTTTATATTTCTTTTACCTTTCTGAGAGAGTTTATATATACTGGGCAATCCATTTAATAAATCATCATGTGTAATAGGAATACACCAACGGTTTGCTTTTAAATGAAAAGTATTTTGTATTCTTCTAAGTCTACTTGTATTAATAACAACAGTATCAAGATAAGGACTTTTATTTACAACATCATAACATATATTAAAAAAGGCTTTAATTTGTCTAAATGATTTTGCTATATTACCATATACAAATATATGAAATCCTCTACCAGAAAAAGATATATTATGTTTGTAATCTTTTTCTAATAACCAATTGTGCATTTTTAATACATCTTGATACAATTCGGGCATGGATTTTTCATTACCATGTGCATCAAAATCTAAAAATATCCTGTCAAGAATAATAGAATATTCTAAACCTCTATTACTTGTAAAGTGTTCATAATTATAAACGGATGTAAATAAATTCATTTTACCGTTATACATATTAATAAAGTCTTTATATTCCTTTTCATTTTTAACTACAATTCTTCCCGCTTCTCTTGCATTATTTCTTAGACTCCCTGCCCACATTTCTCTCGGAAAATACATATTTATCACCTTCATGTATTGAACAAAATAAATTATTAGTGTTAGTTAATTCGGCCTTACAGCCTTTAACCTTACACCTTTTACTCATTCCATTCCTCTCTCTTTCAATTCACTATCACTTAATTGTTTAGTATCTGCTTTTATTCTATCTTTTAAAGTCATTATCTTTTCATTTTCGTTAGAACCGTCTTTAGGTCTTTCCAACTCTCTTTCCAATTCTTCTTCCATTTCTTTATTAATTTCTTCAATTGGTTCATCATTAAAATTCACCGTCGCTGTTTTTAAATACAAAGATAGTTTTGCGGTAATCCATTCCTCTACTCTATCAAATGTTGTATTATATATTGCTTTAGCAAAAGACATTTGACCTTTTGGTAATTCTGTATCACAGATAATATAATATTTAGTTTCTATATCCATGTCAGATATTAATTCTCTTGCTAATTCTGATACAATATCTTGTTTATTAATAATATCATTTAAAGTCCATTGTCTTTCCATTATTTTATTTTCTATTATACCGCTTTCATAAAATGTTTGACCTGCATTATTAGAACCAATCGTCATTTTGACTTCCTCCATCTGCCGCTTCACAATGGTCATAATGTCCACAATGAATACATTTTTTATAGAAATAAGATGCTTTCCATTCTTGTTCTAAATATGATTCAATTAACTTTTCAAATGAAGCCTTAACTGCGGTTTCAGAACGCTTAGAAACTTTTTCAGCATATACATAATTACTTGCTGGATAATACCAAGCCCAATGAGTAAAAGGAATATCAGGGTCTAATCCTAATTTTCTAATTTGTTCGGGGTCAGCATTTTCAAATAGTATTTTATAAAACGCCATTTCTTTTCTCATAACTGTTTTCTTAGTATCTTTCCAAGCACCTGTTTTTAATTCCATAGGTATATATCCTCCATCTTCAAAAAATAGTCTATCAATAATACCTTGCAAGTGTACTTCAATACCTGATTCAGTAGTGTACTTTGCATCTAACATTATTTCATTTCCAATAGGAATAAATGTATCAAGAGTTTCTTCTTGATGACATTCAATAAACCTTTCAGTATTATAAGCAGACATAGCCGTGTATAAATCTTCATAATCTTCTTTATCTGTTTCGGGGTAAAGACTTCTAAAATGCTTTTGTAATTTCATAGGTTCTTCTATAAATTCTAACGCATCATCAATCTTTACAATTTTCCAAAACTCTTCTTGGGCATTATGTACAATTGTACCTTTAATCATAGCAGGACTTGTTTTTTGTTTTATATCGTCAATATATCCATACTTATAATTAAGGTTACAAAAGCCATAACTACCAATAGAAGATTTTGTAATCTTTAATATAGGCGGTTTTCCATCTGTATTTCCTTCCCATTTATATGTGTATTCTCCATTTTCTTTTCTCATTCTAAACACCTTTTCTATATTTTTATTTGGGAGGATTTTTATTTCGCTTTTTTTAGTTCGTCAATTAATTGACTTGCCCCCTGTCGGGTAAGCCCTTCAGGTATATCTCCACCCAATTTTTTGATATACTTGATTTGATTATCTGTTGGTTCTTTATCTGCATTTTCTTTAGATACTCTTGAAGTAGCACCTTCTAAATTAGTTCTTAACATAGAAGCAGTAGTTAAATCATGACACGCTTTACATAATTCAACAACATTAGACCTTGCACTAATTAAGTGAAGTAGTCCTTCTTTTTTACATTTATGTTGAGATATTATATGATGCCATTCAGTATATCCATCTTCAGGGGCTTCTAAACAAATACTACAAATGCCTGTTTTAACCCAAAGATTTTCTTCTTCAAGTTGTAACTTAGCAATTTTTTCTTCAGCCTTGTTATACTTTTCTTCCAACCTATCCATTTCATTCTTCAATTTTTGTATTTCCTTAATATTACTTTTTTCTCTCACATTACCACCAATTATCTAATGTTGTTTGTCTGCCGTCATTGGCTATCGCTGATAAATCCCACCTTAGAGATTCGTATATTAAACTGACTTTCTTATTTATTTCAGAATCGGCCAGCCTAACCCAATTTATCGGAAAGTTATCTATAACTTCCTCCAATTTTTTAAATGCAATATAATCCACATTTCTTATTCTTCCCTTAGTTTCATACTGTCTTGGGAAGTTCTTAATACCTTTGTTATCTACATTGTAATAATAATAACTATCACCTACATTTATTGTTCCTATTTCTTGATTGTAAAACAGAACACCTGCTGAACCACCTGCAATAGAATCATATTCGTCTAATGGTCGTCTTAATCTACTTTGTTTGATAACTGATGAGGATTTATATTTACCACCTTTTACTAATTTGTACATGGCTTTAGCATACTTAGTTACTTCTTCTTCGGTTTTACCTAAAGCAACCATTTTTAATATTTTAGATTGTACTTCTTTTGCTAACTTAGTTTCATTTGATTTCTTCATTTCAAAACCCATAACAAAGAATTCATCTTCTATATCCTTTCCATCTTTCCAAGAAAGATAACCACAATAACGATTCTTTTTCTTAGATAGGAAAAATGATTTTGCATATTTTTCAAATTCTAATACAACATGATTATTAAATACTTCATTTTGAATATAGTCATTTAATTTTTTACAAAGAAGCGTAGCATCTGATGTATCTTTTACTTTTACAAATATAGAATCAGTATGTCCATAAATTACTTCATAACCTAATTCTATTGATTTAAATGCTACACTTCTCATCGCTTCTCTTGCACTTGCTGTAATTGCTTGAGCCATTTCCATATCTCCCCAACCATAACCGTCTTTTGCTAATACTCCATATAAAGCATTTACACCACGCTTAGTAGCCATTTGTGCTGAATCCCATTTACGATATTCATCATCATTTTTAGCATTCTTTCTTTTGGTTTTATATTCATCACGCATTTTCATTAGTGTTAAAACTGCTTGAGGCAAGATACCAATATTATCTTTACAGAATGATACACTTGGTTTTTCTCCTTTCCACTCAACTAAATTTTTAGGCATAGAAAAATAAACATTATGTCCATCATCGCTAATAGTTTTTGTTTCCCATGAGATATTTCTTGCGGCCATCATACTTGGATATAGAGATTTGAAATCAAATACAGCAACATTTTCATGTAATCCAAAAGTTTCTTCTTCTTCAGGATTCATTACGAAAGCCGCTTCATATTTAGTTTTCATACCCTTCATACCTGTTGGTGCTTTCCAATTAGAATGTCGCATAAAATATGCCGCACCCATTTGTGAATTATGAAATACACATTCAAAAGGACAAATAAATAGATGTTGTAGAGCAATATCATTTTCACTAATATTCATTTCATTGTCCATTCTAACCATCAATTCTACATCTACTCGGTTATACTCAAGGAATACTTCAGTATCTTCTAACCATGAGCGTCTAAAGAAATCATCATCTGTAAATTTAGCATTTGTTCTTTTCTTACCTGCATCTTCACCAAGTAATCTTTTAGAACAATAATCTAATTTAAGAGAAGGAAGTGTACCTCTTTGTGAGTCAAGCCATAGTCTTTCAAAACGAGTCATCAAACAATAAGTAATTCTTCCCTTGATTGGTTGTGAAGTATTTGTATATTTAATATTATAAATTCTGTTATGAGATACGCCTCTAACTTCTCTATGTGGTGATAATTTTTGAGGATTGATTTTGTTTTCTAACAACCTACTAATAATTGTAGGTATATCAAAACCTAATACATACCAACCTATAATCATGTCAGGGTCTTTATCTTCTACAAATTTAACAAAAGCATTTAACATATCTTCTTCATCATCATAAACTAATACGTCTTTATAATAAGGTAGAGGTTCAATAGGAAAATGAGTCATTACATAATAGTATTCATCGTATGAATCATAAAATGTAATTGCATTTATTTGTCCATCATATCTTCCACCAACCTGTGTTTCAATATCAAGATACCATTTTCTTAAATTATATTGAGGTATAGATTCCATATTATCATTAGTATATTTTCTTGCTAAACCTATATCGGCTTCATAAGTTTTAATCCAATTATTCTTAGCATTATGAAAATCACCAACTGTTTCAAAAGAAACTTTTGTTAAAGGTTTATTATCAAGAGAAACCCAATCGCCAAATGTATATGTTGGTTTTATTCTATTATTAGAATACTTACTTGATGAAGCAATATACTCAGGCATATCATCATTTCTATCAATAAAAAGATATGGTTTAAAATTAGTAATAGTTTTATTAACTCTTTTATTATCACTATCTCTCCAACGCATTTCAATGTTATTTTTTACTTCACTAATAATCATAATATCACCTTAATATAATCCATGAGGTTTTGCTTCTAATTGTCCTGCTTGTGTAACTCTACAAAATGTTGCTTTAGTTTGAAAATCAGTAATAGTATGTGCGCCTACATAACTCATAGAGGATTTAATTCCATCAGATATATCATTAACTATTCTTCTTACCTTTCCTTTATATGGTGTAATTTTAGAATTACCTTCTACATTTTTAGTTTCTTCCCCTCGTGCTGTTTTAGAATCAATAGAAGCAGAACCTTGATACTTTTTGTATAATTGTTCATTAGGCCATTGACCCATTTTAGATATAATTCCCGGAGTTTCTTTTGTTCCTGCAAATAAAGAACCTACCATAACTGCATCAGCACCAAGAGCAATTGCTTTAGGAATATCTCCTACTGTTTTACAACCGCCATCAGCAACAATATATGGTATTTCATCTAAGTCTAAAACTTCGTTTATATGATATGCAATATCTAATAATGCTGTTGCTTGAGGAACACCAACACCTGCTCTAATTCTTGTTTCACACATAGAACCATTACCAATTCCTACTCTTAAAGAATCAGCACCTGCTTCAATTAATCTTTCAGCCGCACCTTTAGTTACAATATTTCCAGCCATTACATGAATGTCCTCAAATTCTTCTTTAATATAAGCAATCATTTCACCGACTAATTCATGGTCGCCATGTGCAACATCAATACAAACACCTTGAATATTAGTATAACCTACTAATGAATCAAATCTATCTTTACCTTTTTGACCTACACCAACTGCCGCAATATATTGTCCTCTTACTTCTGATTCAATATCATAACATAATGCTACTTGTTCTTTAATAGATTGAAATCTATGTAATACACCAATACCACCAAGTTTTGCTAATTCAATACACATTTCTGTACCGCATACCGTGTCCATTGGTGAAGCAATTAATGGTACATTTAAATTAAAATTACCAAATTCTACCGATGTATCACAATGACTTCTTGATTTTATATCCGACATATATGGTATAATACTAATATCATCATAAGTTAAACTATCTCTTTCTTCTATTTTCAATTCTATCTCTCCCTAATACTTTATCTTTAGACATTTTAAGGTCGCCTAAAACCCATCTGAGAGAATTAATTACTCCCTCTAAACCTTTATAATTATTCCAATGAGATTGTCTTAATGGTTTTGGACAAGTTTGAAATGCTGTCCATCTTCTATTTTGTTCTCTTTCGGCTTCATCTAATAAGTTTTCAATTTGTTCCCATGTTCTATCATAAGCAAAATTTTCGCTATCTTGGTGGTCGCTCATTGTCATTTGTTTTACTCTCCTTTTTCATCTCTTCCATTATACAAATAGGACATTGTGTTTTTCCATTTTCATCTTTTGCTATTAGTTCATCACACCAACCTGTATTATGTAATACACTTGCTGTTTCTATGTTTAGTGCGTTAGCCATGTTTTGAGTCATCAATAATAATCTTTCTATTAATTCTCTTTGGCTTGTTTTTTTGCTTGTTTTTTTCTTATTCTTTTTCTTACTCATTTTTTTCACCTTAATGTTCTATTCTTGGTGCTCTTAACATTCTTAAATTACCACTTAATATAGCAACAGGAGTTTCATCTTCAAAGGATAATATCGTTGTTCTACCATCTAAGTATTTATGAATAGGCGCACTAAATTCCATACACGCTTTTTCTCCTACTGTTTGCATAGGTTCTAATTTTACCATTACTAATTCTGTTCCATTAGAAGAAGAAATATTTAGATAATTACCATCAAAATCTAATTGAAAAACCGAATTACCAACGGCTTCACAATCTGATAGTGCATTTACTAAATCATCTGTACTAACTTTTATTCTTGTTTTTAACTTAGTTCTGGGGCTAACTACAACCTCTTTAGACATATCTCTATTAATAATTAGATTCTTTTCTACAAATAAAATACTATCATTATTTTCATGTCTTTCTATTACAGGTATTCTTACTGTTTTACTTTCAGAAAGAACCTTAAGTGTATTATCTTCAAGATGCAATATACAATCTTCTTTAGGTAAATACTTTAGTAATATTTCTGAATCTACGGAAACTCTACCAGATTTACTATCATTACAATCAATAGTATCTATAACATTACTAACATAAGTAGATGGATTACCATTTGTTAATTTACAATTGGATTGTTCATCATCAACACTAATAATAATAGAAGGACATAAAATAGTATTTTTATTATTACTACCATTATTCCATTTACCTTTTAGTAAAACACTTTCAATTTTCTTTCTCATTTCTGTTCCATTTAATTTACATTTCATATTATCATCTCCATAGTATAGGGGGAATATTAGGATTGGAGGAAAAACCCCGTTTGCATGATACCGTTTAATATTCAATTACCGCTTAACAAAACCCTATCATCGGTTGTGTAGGTTAATTACTTAACCCGTATAACCAATTTAAAGAGTACCTTCCCTCAATGCAGGTATTCCATTCCAAACAATTTCCTTACCATCATTTTCCATAATAGTAAATGTTTGACCTACATTTTCTGCATTGGTTTTAGATTTTCTAACTAACCCAGATAGTTTAAATGTTTTACCTCTTTCTTCCATTTTACATTCAATATGTTGAAATAATTTGGCTGTTGTAGATTTCTCCCAATCGGGTTTTAAACCTACTATTTCAAAGCCATCATGTACTTCTTTCATATGTGTAATAAAGAATTTATGACATCTTAATTGACAAGCCGCCTTAAATAATCTTTTATATTCTTCAGTTCTTGCATACCATTGTGTCGGAACCATTTTTACTTTATCTGCGGCTCTTGGGTCTTTACCCTTAATATGATTTAATCTTGCAATCATATTTGTAGTATCTAACCATGAATCAAGACCATCAAATACAATAGCCTTTACACCTTCAATTTTAACAGTTTCATCACCATCTTCTATTTGACCTGTTTCTATTGCTTCTTTAACCATAGCAATAAAGAATCTCGCCATATCAGCAGTAGCCATATAATCAACAGTCATATCATCATTATACATATATGGATTAAAGATAACAATCTTTTCATCATTAGCCCAATGTTGTCGCCATGTAGGTTCAGCACCTTCATCAAAATCAAGAATAAATAACCAATGTGTTTTTCTTTCTTCTTCGGTTCTACAATCTAATGCAATACCTGTTTTACCTGTTCCCGGATTTCCACTAATTCCACAAATCATATATGCTGATTCTTGCTCAAGTAATTTCTTTCGCTGATTCATAGCCCTTATCTTTGCTTCTTTAAAAGCGGATAATCCACTTTCTTCTTTTGCACTTTTCAATACTGTTCCTGCCGCATTTCCTTTCTTATTTCCTATTCCCATTTATTTCACTTCCTATCTATTAGTTCTTTATATTGTTCTTTTAGTTCTCCAAATTGAGTTTCAAATAATTGTCTTGAATACATTTTTCCACTCTTTAGATGTATTCTTACTGAATACAAATCTTTGTTCGATATATTTTCATCATCATCTATTTTTTTCCACTCAATTGCTTCTACTTCAGCCAAGTCAAAACTTAACTGATTCATTCTTACATATCTTTCATTACTCATTTGAATACCTCATATATCGGCTTCGCACCGTTTTGACCGTCATTAACGCCTACGATTACACAACATAAAATCAAAGTATTTCTTCAACCCTATCTGTTAGAAGTAATAGTGCTGATGCCCACAATCCAACAAAGATACCTAAGTTTTCATCATGTAAAGCATAAATAGCAATACTACCAACAATAGAAATTAAACTACTATAAAATCCTAATTTTTTCCAATTCATTAAAATCACCAATAACTTAATTCATCATCTACTGTTTCTACTTCATTTGGTACACCAAGAGCAACTCTCGGTAAAATACCATATACATTCATAGATACAGGGTTATATTCATCATCAAGATAATTACCATCTTCATCTCTCTTTTGTGTTTGATTTGTTCTACCAATTACAATAATATCAGAACCTACACCAAAGTCAATATTTACATTTTCAGGAATCCAACATGGTGTTGATTCAGGAATATCTGCTTCTTCAAATCCATAACTTGCATCAGCAGGTTCAATCCATAAAACTCTATTTCCTGTCTTTTCATTAACAGTTAGATTCATACTACTAACAATACCATCAGTAATACAAAGTTTCATTCCCGGATTTGACATAATTGTAGAATGATAATCTTCAATCTCTAATAAATCAGCAACATAATCGCCCATACAATCAGCAAGTAAATCTTCCATAGAAGGTAGTTTGCTAACAAACAAATCGTTATCTTCATCTAAATTATCATTGTATTGAATAGAAGCCAGCGTTCTTCCTTTAATACCATAACAAGCATTTCTTTCATCATTGAATAAAGCATTTAGATGTACCCATTCAAAAGGTCTAACATCCCATTCTTTAGCGGCAATATTCTTCAAACCAAAAGTCCAATATTGAAAGTCGCCACCGTCTTTCTTAGCAATAAAATGTACTCTTCTTCTAAATTCTTCAGCAGGTAGTGGCTTACCATAGCGAGGATTTGAATCCCCACTCATAAAAGATTTAATATTATCAAGAGGAACAATCCACTTATTTTCTTCTACCTCAATTGCTGAATTAGGTATTTGTGGTAGTATCTTAGTTTGAACATCACCATCTACAACTTGACTCTTTTCATATCCTGCATCAGTTAATACAATTTCAGCGCATCTACCTTCATTAAATACAGTATTAGAGTTAGCGTTATAATCACTAATTAGTCTTTTTCTATTCCATTCTTGTACATCTCTTGCAGGTTCGCTACCAACAACAAACCCAAAAGCATCATTACCATATCCACCTTTCTTAGATGATGTATTTCCTTTCAAAGAACCTCGTACAAAGTTTCTTGTTAGAGTTAGTGCAATCATAGCCTGTCGCTCATTCTCTAAATCAAGGTTGTTGCTTTCTGCAATTTCCTCATACTTAGTCATTATTTCTTCTTCTGTTTTGTTCAACTTATTAGCCAAACCTTTCAACTCATTTTCTATTCTTTCATTCATTTTTTTCACTTTCCTTTGCTTTACTTTTTTAATTGTCAATGAATTGTGCCGCAAACCACGACACGATTATTTTTGGAGTCATTGACTTACTTCTCCATTCCATTTCTCCAATATGACTTAGGCACTTAAACATAATGCTTCTTCCTAAATCCATTTCTAATACATAACTGTGTAGATTATTACATATTTCTTTTACAGAACGACCACTTAAAACCTCTTTCATTAGTATTTCATTCGCTTCAAAGACTTCTTTATTTATTAGATGATTCATAATCTTCTCATAATTTTGCATATATACCTTTGTCTTTTCTGACAAACTGCTACTGCTAAAAGCGGTTGCCTGTAATTCATTTATTGCTCTACGCATATCACCATTAATAGCATTACAATAATTTAATACTTCATCATAAGTAAAAACAGTTTTTTCTTCATTTGCTATTTCCATTAATGCTTTAGTCATTACTTCAGGTTGTAGTCCTTTAAACCAATAATTAGCACAACGACTTCTAATTGCATAGTCTACTCCTGTATGGTCATTACAAGTAATAATAAAACGAACATTGTATGCTCTTTCCATTGTTCTTTTTAATGCTCTTTGAGAATCTCTTGTTAGACCGTCTACTTCATCTAACAGAATCATCTTAAATGGTGCATCATCACTACCTTTAGTATTGACAAAATTAGAAATCGTTGTTCTAATAGTGTCTAACTTTCTATCTTGACTTGCATTAATCTCTAAGAAATTAACACTTTTACTATCACCTAAAAATTCATTTGCTAAACAATGTCCTGCTGTTGTTTTACCATTTCCGGGATTTCCATAAATTAATACATTTGGCATATCATTATTTTCAATCCACGAATTTGCATCTTCTACAAATTTATTCTGTCCTATTATATCACTTACTCTTTTTGGTCTGTATTTTTCTGTCCAATTCATTTTCAATCACTCCTAATCCTTTACATTCTGAACAAGACATATCAATTGCTACGCCTGTTCCATCACAATATTTACAAATCATAATAGCACTAATCCTATCATGATTACAGTTAGAATATTAACAATTGTGACAATAACTAATATTCTGTTTCCTCTCTCAATGTTATCATTAAGTTTATTCAATAACTGATTCGTTTTCTCCATCATCTGTATTCACCTTATATTCAACACCATACATATAATCGGTATGCTTCGTTGGTTTTCCTAAAACCCACATTCTTGTATGAATAGATTTAATCACACAATTGTTGCAGACTTTATATTTACCACAATGCATTCCTACTGATTCAGCATTTTTTAATCCGCACATTTCACATTCCATATTTTTCCCTCATCTTTTTTATTTCACAAGGATAAACCCAATATGAGGTCATGCCGGATAATCCTCTTTCTGTATATCTTTTACAATCTTCACTTCCGCATTTTTTACATTTCATTCTTCTTCACTCTCACTATTACAATCTTTGCAGTTTTTATGACTAATAAATCCTGAGCCATCACAGGAATTACATAAATCCAATTTAACATATGTGTTTGCTTTTCTATTTACAACCTTTCTGTATCTTTTAGCATCATTAACATAATGTATTATTTTCCCCTTTGGCGGTACATAACTAAATGTTAATCCATTTGCTTCAATATAAGTTAGAATTGCATCTACAATTTGATTAGGGCTTCTTTCTTCGCCATCATTCATGGCTCTATCAATAAACCTTTCAGCATATGTTTTATTTCTTTTTCTTCTTTTTCCGTTAATCCAATTTCTTTTTACCACTATAAACACCTTTCTGCTTCTTCAGGAGTCATGTTTGCTTCATAACATAATCTCAATCTTTTTGTTGTTGTTTTGTCTATTAAGTCATTTTTTATTTTACCTAACCATATTGTATATGCTATACCTTGAGATTTTTTCACTACCAATCACCTAACTTTGTATTTACTACTCTTATGGATTTCTTTCTTGGTTTTTTCAAGCCTAAAATTTTACACTCATCTCTATCCAATTTACTGATAGCCCATTCTTTATATGCGGGGTTTTGTAAAAGAGATTTAACTAAATAAGCATCTTTTTGTTTTAGACCTAATTTATTACATATTTTAGGAACAGGCGAATAACTATTTCTTTTTGGGAAATTTACTCTACCCCCATGATTACCTGACCAAGAATAAGTTAGTATCTCATAAAAATAATCTGTATTCCAACGCCTCATAATATTATCAGCAAATGCTATATTTCTTACATCTATATTAGGTTGAATCCAACTAATTAACTGCATATCAGATGGTTTATTATATTTAATTAAGTTTAATACTTCTTTTCTATCTTTATTTTTTAGATAAGAAATGTTAATATCATAAATACTTTTTTCATACTTCTTAATTGATTCAGCGTTAGGTGCAACCTTTTTGATTTGCTGTTGTCTGTTATCAGTTTGACCCATTCTTTTTCTTACACATAAATTCATTATAGAATCAGGAACATCTTTTTCATTTAAAGAAGTTAATGCTACATAATCTAATACAAGTAAAATTTGTAATATCTTTTCTTTATCAGGTTTATAATGTACATCTTCTATTAATATACCATGATTTCTTGGATATGAATATACATCGTCTATTTTAATATCATTAGCCTGATATATAACAAAAGGTCTTGAACCTAATTGTTGCTTTGCTCTTTTGGTTTTTCCACTACCATTACCGCCTACATATAAATTAAATTTCTTTTCTTTTCCTTTCATTGGTTATCAACTCTATCAATCCATTCATTCCTTCTTCTTCTAAATGTTTTTTATCTTGCATATCTGCTATAACTTTATCAATCAATTCCCAATTAGCATGAGAACATGGTATGTAGTCAGGCATCAAATCTCTTAATATTTTAATTGAATCTCTTTTGCCTACTATTAAAACAGGTGATTCTCTATTAACTCCTTCTATAAGTCTAAGTATAGAATCAATTTCTAATTGTTCAAATTTTCTTTGTAAAGCAATAAGAAAAGATTTCTTTGCCCTAAACATTATCCTTGTTCTAATAGTCCAACCTGTTTTACTTTGTGATTGATATGCTGTAACTTCAGGTCTTGCCGTTGTTAATAAAATACCTTGTAATTGTCCTTCGTTAAACATATTTATCACTACACCTTATTATAATATCTGTATATTTATTCTTCCTCTCGGAAATCATCAAGTGTAGTCTGTCCTGTTTCTTCAAATGGTAGGGGTTTATTTAGTTCATCTACTACTGCTGTAAATAAATGTTTAGGTAATACACCCTCAATTCTATAAACCATTAATTTACCAACACATCTTAAATGATAATATGATTCTTCACCATTTGGTAGTAATTGTATTAAACCTTCTTCTACACCATTAAATTCTTCTCTACAATAATGACACTTTTTTCCTTGTTCTATTTTTCTTATTTTCATAGTTTCACCTCTAATTCTTTTATTTGAGTTGGTTCAGATTTATCATCTCGGTGCTTAACATATCTTGGGAATCTTAAACCATATTCACCAGATTCGTTTTTAGTAATCATATCACCCTTTACCTCAATAATAATATCTTCCCTATCTTGTTGGTTATACAGTCGGGTTAAAAATATTATGTCCTCTTCTGTAAAACCACTACCTACTCTACCAAAAGAAACTAATTCATCTTCATCTTTAATAGCAATATCAAATGAAGAATAATATCCTGTTAATCTTCCTGAACCTGCATGGGCATCAGTAATTATAACATCAATATCAACCATAGGAGGTTTATATTTTAACCAACCTTTACTTCTTGCACCAAAATCATAAGACATAGATGGGTCTTTTACAATAACACCTTCAAATCCTGCTTCAATTGCTTCATTATAAACTTCTATAAATTCTTCTTGAGTATTGACCTCTACCATATTAGCAATTAATTCATTACCAAAGTGCATTTTTAGTGTTTCCCAACGGGTATCTAAATCATCTTCAAATACAGGTTGTCCACCATACATTAAACAATCAAACAATTTAATAGTTACAGGATTACGATAAATTACTTCTTCGGTCTTACCGTGAATGCGACTCATAATATTCTTAAATTCAGCAGGATTACCTTCTGTATCAACAGGATAAATTTCACCATCAACAATCCAATCCACAGGGTCTGAGTTTTTACCAATTAAAGGTATCAAATCATTTTCAAACTTAGATGTAATATCATCACCTTTACGATTAAATATTTTAATACCATCTGCATTTTGATGAACCTGCGCTCTAATTCCGTCATATTTATAATCACAAAATCTACGATTTCTTACTGTAAAGTTTCCACCTTTTGCTAACATTGGTTTCATATAATTACCTGCCTCCGGTACATATACCAAAGCGTTATTATTAACACATTGAGATATAACATCCTCAATAGGCAAAAAACTTACAGCCTTTTTAATATCACTTGCAGGTATTCCATATGTCTTTTGTAGTATTTTCTTAACGACATTTGTGCCGCATTTGTTTCTTGTTTGGTTTAACAAAAATGCTGCTAACCATTTTTTACCTAAAGCATCTACATTATCAAAGCAATACATAATTTGATTAAATACAGAATCCATATTTTCACCATGTAAAGCAGTATAAACTTCTGCTACTGTAATATCATTATTTCCATCAGCCTCATCAAATAATGTTTCAATTGCTTCTCCTAATCCGCCATGTATTTCTACTAAGGTTTCTATTGTTTCACTATCTACATTATATTTATCAGCGACTCTTTTAATAAGACCCGTTTCACCTGCACCATTATTAGGATAATTTCTTGCCCATAGGTTTAACATTTCTTCAACATTATCCATTGGATTATCATCAAAATACTTTACCATTTGTGTAGGTGTCATATCTATAAATTCTTCATTAATTCTTGCAAAATCGTTCCACATCATTTTTTTCACTCTCCTATAAATTCACCGATAAACGGCATTACACTAAACTTATCTAATATACTTATCAAATATATTTCAAAAAACATCATTCTTCACTCTCCCTGAGTTCTAACATTTCTTTATATTCATTTTCATACTTGTATGGTTTCTCTAACGCATAAAGTAAATCATCTACACTTACACCTTTTACATCATGTAAAAATCTACATAGTGCTACGATATTATTATGGTCTGCATACCATTCCCAATATTTTTTATTTTCCATTTTATTCATCTTCATCATCTCCTGTATTCCATTCTCCAAATTCTAAATCATCTTCTTTCTTTTCTATAACCCTATCATTAAAATTAACTGATGCTATCTTAACATGATTAACAGTTAATCTTGTTTTTGTTTTATCTCCACCTGCTTCTTCATTACAAAATTCAGCAAACTGTTCCAAAATTCTTTCGGCTCTTGTTTGAAATTCTGTAATTGCTACCAAAGGCAATTGTCTATCGGGTGCTATCTTCTCAAATATTCTTTTTATTTCTCTTACGCTAACCATTTATTTACACTCTCCTTGTTGTAAAAATATTTTGGATTTTCAACTTCTTTAAGGTTCAAGGCAATCCAAACCGAACCACTTAGAGAATCAACTCTAATTACTTCATAGTTTTCTGTAACAATATATGTTTCTACATTTGGCGTTTTACCATACAATCTTTGTATTTCTTGTGATACCGATTGAATATTATCAACAATATATTTTATTATTAACGGCATTTGTATTTCCACATATGGTTCAGAATCTAATTCATATATCCCTGTTTGATTACAAACATTACAATTTTGTCCATTACATATAGGGCATTTAATTTCTAAATTAGATAATACAGGAAACCTTACTCTTCGGACTCGTCTAATTCCATTAGATTCGTCTTGCTTAGAAATTGCTTTTCTTTGCTTTTCCACCATTTCATTCTCTCCTTATCACCAATTACAATTGCTGAATTAAGAATAGGTAATTGAGTATTAATAGTATTCCAATCTGTATCACTAAAATAAGCCGCCCCAAATGGGTGAGTATGAATCCAGCATTTAAGCGGTATTCTCATACCAACAACTGATTCATCTTCGTAATCAACAAAACTTCTTGTACCTTTACTAATAAACAAATTATCATTACTGTCTACTATAACTGATACTTCTTTTTCATTTAGTATTTCTGTTGATAATTCCCATATAGCATTTAAGAAAACCTCACTTTCATAATTACTTTCTTCTTCATCAAACATTTCTTTTAATTTATCTTTTGCTTCTGTCCACATTATTCATCACCTTCATATTCAAATCCTAATTGTTCTTGTCTTTCTTTTCCACAATCAAAAGGGTTAGAGTGGATTTGACCACTAATCCTTGAATTGATTATTTTTATATTTGGTTCACCTTCTTTAATTAGTTTCCCACATAATCTACATTTTGCATTTCCTGTTCCTACACTTAATATCCATTCTGTCATTATACACACATCCATTTTGGTTTATCTCTTTTCTTATATTCACTTCTCCAACCTTTCCATTGTTTATCACCCATGTAAAAATTACGATAAGCCAACAAACTATTTCCTTCTACTTTATATTCATCAGGCATACATTGAGGCGGTTCTTGAAATCCATTATCTTTTAATCTTGATGGTGGTTTTCTCAATAACTCTCTCAATTTACTATCCGATTCATGTACTTTACCGTAGCGATAAGTATATTCATCACATAATGCTTCAAATACATCATACATAAAATTGTAATGTTGTACAGATTCTCTAACCCAAATTGTTGTAGGGTGATTCAAATGAGCAATCTTATACAGTTTTTGCATATCTTTTGGTAATCCTACAAATACATATTTACCATCTACTTCATGATAATATTGGTCTACAACCCTATGAGTCGTAGATAGCATTTGTGCATATTCTAAAATCATCTTAATACAATGTGCATTATTATGACTCTTTGCAATTTCTTTAGCGGTTTCTTCTATGTAAAAGAAATTCATTCATCTTCCTCCATTATGTCAGGGTACAAAACTCTCCCAATACAATACAATATAATCATTCCCATAATTCCTATAAATAATGTTCTCATTAATCATCACCTTCATCGCAACAATCATCATTTAATGTAGAAACTCCTACACCTATCCCAAATAACCAAAATAATAATCCCACATTAATCACCCATTTATCCTAAAATGCTTTTCAACATAATCTCCATTAAACCATCTTTGAATCCATTGAGCACCATAACCTGCAATTACAACTTGCATAAAATTAACTCCTTCAGGTTCTCCTTCCCAAGAATCACCTTGACAACTAAAACTACCATCTGGGCCACTTGTAAATACATTATATAATTCAGGTTTTTCTAAATGTGAAATCATAGCGGCATTTCTCGCTTGCGCTCTAAGGTCTAACCATTTAACTTTAGAATTATACATTGTTCTTCTAATATCTAAATTGTCGGCACAACAAACAACTAAATCATATCCTTTTAATTGTCCTGCTGTTAATACAGGATAAGGTTGTGCATTAACATTATACCTTTTAGACATAGCATTAACTTTCTTTTCATCTAAATCTTCTTTGGTAAAGTTTTGATATGTTAGATTCTTTTCCTCTACAATATCAGGGTCATAAACTGTTATATCATATATCCCTACTTTATCCAATAGTGGTATTAGAAAACTTCCAATTCCACCTGCGCCTATCAACATTACTTTTCTCTTACTCATTTTTTCTCACTTTCCTTAAGTTCCTTTTTAATCTCGGCAAACTAACTCCGAATTTTTTACACACTTCTTTTTGAGTATATGGTGTGTGTTCATATACATATGCGGCAATAATACCTCTTGTTAGAGTCTGCGATTTATTCCAAAATTTACACGCATCGCTAACTTCTTTAGAATTGATTTCCATATTAAATAAAAACTCGTCAATATCATTTATACCAAACACTCCAGAATTAGAATAATGTCTTGCAATCTTTTTTGCTAATCTTGATGCTCTTGATATTTTACAACCTAAGAATTTACAATACTTTCGCAAATTTGTCGGTTTATTTAAATCTCTCATTGTGTAATATAATATAGCGACAGCCCTTTCAGCACTATCATAACTATAATATAAATTAGTATAAGATATATACTTGTCATTTTTTAATACTTCTTCCTTATCTTCTATGTCATATTCATTTAATAACATTGTTAAATCATTTATCATTACCTTATTATTAGGTAATATATCATTAACCTCATATATTCTATAAGCCTGAATACATCCACAAACTGAACAAACAGGGAGATTAATTTCTTTGTTTAAGTTCAGGTGCTTCGCTTGACAATTTACACACGGCATCCCAATCTAACCTAATATCAGTTTGTTCTTTTTCATGCCCATTAATATATCTACTAACTGTTGAAACTAATTTTACTAACATAGTATCATTCATACAAGCAAATGCTCTTGCTGCAAATTGGTCACCAACAGATGCACCACTTGATAAATTATCAATACAAATTGGCCCTGCCCAATAAGGTTGTTTATCGGTATTATTTATTACATTAGGTATTTCAAGATTAACATTTTGTGTAGTTTGTGTAGTTAGTACATATGTGCTAACATCTTGAATACCTCTTTTAGATTGATTATCAACAATCATCCAATCAGCAAATTTACCTCTAACAAACATAGCCAAAACTTCTTGACCATTTCTTGTAAAAGTGCCTTTAGTAACATTATCGTATTTATTAACCATATCATTAAACAATTCCATAGCCCTTTGTTCAGCCAAATCACTTCTTCTATTTTGCTTCAAAAATTCTTTCATAATTTTAATCTGTGCAGGAGTGGCTTTTTCACCAACAGTTCTAAACCATAATTCAGCAGGTGAAACCATATACCACTTACCCGTTCTTTTATTATAAAGATAGGAATTGATAAATGTATTCAAATCTCTTGTACTAATTTCACCCCATACACCACTACTAATTTCAAGTGCATAGTTATCTTCAGCGATTCTCATCAAAGACAAACGAGTATTTCTTTCTTTGACACCTTCTGTTGTTCTTTCAAAGAATTTATACGGCACTCTATTTTCCATAGCATAAGATACATTTTCAGGAACATAAATACATCTAAAGAAATAATCATCTAACGCTTCTTGTGCTTCTTCTCCTTCGCCATTAATATAAGCAGAACGCATTATTGTTCTACTAATTGCTTTCATAATAGTATCAAGGTTAGCAAATTCACCGTTAGCCATATATCTATTGCCGACTTTACGCATATTAATTAGATATTTGCAATTACCAATTCTCATCATTATACTTTTCTTTGGGTCAGACCTAACAATAGAAACGATACCTATTGTGCTTTTTAATGCACTATGTATGCTTTCAATTGTTGGCTCTTTAGAAATATTATTTCTTTGTCTTTGTGCCCAAATATCAATATTTCTATTTCTTGGTATTTGTCTTGAAACTAATTTAGTTTCTATTATTGCCGTTCTATCATCGCTTGCGTGTCTTATTCTAAAAATTATTTCTCCCATTTTAATTACCTCTTAATTCTGTTATCATTTCACTTGCTTCAGTTTTTGTTAGACCATCTCTAACTGTTCCACCTAATCTCTCAATATATTTTATTTGTTTTAGTGTAGCGGGTTGATTGGGATTAGGTGCAATAATGTTAAGTAAAGCATTTAATTGTTTAACGGATAGTGGTTTTCTGTTGATTATTCTATTTGACATATCGTTTAGAAATGTTTTCTCCCAAGCATTTTTACCTTCTTCAACTGAAAATACAGGTATATCATAATATTCACAGGCTTCTTGTAAAGCATTATTATCATATTCTGTTTTTGTTTCAGCACGAATTCTTTTTGCTTCTTCAATCATTCGCTGTCTACTTTCTTCTGCTAATCTATCTTGTTCTGATTGTTGTTCACGAATATATGCTATTCTTTGTTCAACCTCTTCTCTCTTTTCATCTAATTGTTTTTCAAACTTTTGTGTTTTAGCAAACAATAACTGAACATCTCTCCATAGTTTTTCATTAGGATAACCTCTTGTTTTAATTTGCGCTTTAGGATTATCTGGGTGATTCCATCTCCAAACAACAGAAGCCATTTTACCTAAAGAACCCGATTTAGTTTTAGCAATTACATAGTGAGGTTCATATCTCTTAGTTTTATAATCATAATATTTACCCTTTGAACGAACATTAATTCTAATATCTAAATTCTTAACTTCATTAAATAATTCATTCCAATCATCACCGTGTTCTTTCCACCACCATTCGGCTTTCATAGTTTTAACGGATTCTTTCATCCATTCAATAATTTTTTCTTCGGTAATTGCATCTTCAGGTATTCCTTTATTTTCTTTTAGATGTCTAATAATCATCCAATTAGTAATATGTTCACTACCAAGAATTTCTAATATTCCATTTTCAGTATTTTCTACTTCAAAATGCCAAGCAATAGGATGTCCACATACACAATAATTAGGGTGATTATCACAATGAGGTTCAGGTAATTCAAGATGTTCTGTATGAGCATATCTTAAAGGTCTATACCAAACATTACCTGTTGCTCTCCATTCATGTTTTACTTCTTCCCAATCATCAGATACACTAATTTCAGTTAGTCTATTAATTAATGCTTGATTTAATGCACCGCTTTTTAATTCAATATTATGGTTTTCTTCACCTTCAATATTATATTCTATAAAATCTTCCACATTAATCACTCCATACCTGCATTAAACAATTGCTGCTCTAAATATCCATCACACATTTGATTTAGTTTTTCTGCTAAACTTTGTGTAATTCCCGGAATAGTACTTCTGTTTAAACTAAGCCATATAGTATGTGCCCTATTCAATACAATAATACATCCATTATCATGTTCATTCTTTTTAATTACCACAGGTGGTAATTCTTCGCTTTCTATCAATCTAAATTCTACTGCTTTCTTTTTATTCATCATTTTTATCACTCCATATTCATTAAATGTGTTAAGGGGTCTGTTTTCATCAATTGTTTGCTGAGTAAAATATGAGGAAACTTAGATAATAACATTGGTATTACCTTGTTCCAATCAATTTCACTTTCATACTGCTTTGTCCAAACGCTACCGTTTGATTTCAAAGAAGTTATCCTTATCACTTTATGCTTTTCTTCATTTTCATAATCCTTGCTTTCGCTCATTCTATCACATCATTTTTTTCTTATTTTTTTTTAAATTCTTGTTTTACCGGAAGTTTTCGGAAGGAATCCGAAAATTTTAGTATTTTAAGAATTTATATGACACAAAATGTATCATATTTCACAAAGGCCACCTGCACACGCAATCTCGCCTTGTAAATCTGTATTATCTTCTGTTTCAATTACTTTGGTTAAGTCTATTTGCTTAAGTCCTGCTATCATTTGGTCGTATTGTAAGCGTGTAATTGATTCAAAAGGTGCTTGGACATAACTACCACCATCATAAGGCAATACAGACAAACCATTGTAGTATTTTCTATTATTCCACATCCAATTTCCTACTTCTTCCCATTCCCATTTTCTAATTGAAATTGTAGCAGAAACATTGTGAGTATTCATACCTTTTGTATGACCTTTATTGACCCAATTTGTTGCTACATATTTTACTCTTTCAAGTAATTGAATTGCATCTTCACTTCTTGTTGTAGAACCTTCCGGTGCTTTTTGAGGTAAAGAAATTACAGCAGTATCATGTGGTCTAAATTGTTCATCTTCAATTATAGAAGGATGATTATTAACTAAATAATTATAAATTGCTTCATTCTTTCCTACTCTAATTCTTCTAATATAATATTCGTCATGCCAAGCATGAATACCACTTGAAGTTCCTAAAACACAAGATGTAGTTCCAGCAGGTTTAACACAAGTAATTCTTGCCGCAGGATTTATACCAATTTGTTCTGCAATTAATTTATTAACAGACTTTGATAATTCTGCCGCTTGTTGTAAATCTAATCCTTTTAATTTATTAGAAGCAATACCTGTCATACTAACTCCAAGTAAAGCATCTTTTTCTGTTGTAGTTTTCCATATTTCTCTAAGATAATGAAAATCAGTATAACCTGCTTGTAATGTTGCTAATACAGTTGCCGCAGAAACTCTTGCATTTAAATCATCTTGGTCAATAACATCACTTACATTTATTTCTGTTAAATTACAAAACTGATTTGGTCTCAGGGCTATTTCGCAACAAGGATTTGTTCCCCAATCTTTATCATTTGAAAAATATATTCCGGGTTCTCCTGAACCTGATTCTTTAATTCTCTTCCATAATTTCATGAAGTAATCTTTATCAATTCTGCTTCTAATAAGAACGGCTGAATTATTAGCCCTACCTCTTTGTGGATTTAACTCCCACCAATTACCGGATTTAGCAGTTATCATATCCATATCATCTGCACTAAATAAAGAAATTAAAGCGGCTCGTCTAATACCACCTGCTAAAACAGCATCAGCAATATGACACATAATATCATGTGCTTGGATAGGAGTAATTTTTTCACCCGAAGTTATATCTTTTAGTATTCCTTCTACTTTAACTAAACATTCTTTTAACGGTTGAGGGCCGGGTGCTTTTCCACCTGATGTAATTAATCTTTCACCTTTTGCTCTAATATCTGAATAATCAAAATCAGGTGTTGATGAAAGTCTACCAAAATATGATTTAACTAAAACCTTAATTGCATCAGCCCAACCTTCAATAGAATCTCCAATAAGATACCTTCTTTTTCTATTAGGGTTAGGGTGTTGAATTACAGGTAATTTGTCAATATGATTATATTGTACTGAATAACCAACGCCTGTTCCACCAAGAAGTAAAAACATTGATTCCCAAAAAGCAGCAATATTATCAACAGGCATATAAGCACAGTTATAAATTCTATTAGGTGCTACTTCTATTGGCTTACCACCAAATTGTAGACTTCTCATTGAAGGTAAAACTTTCTTAGGTTGTACAAAGTTAGTATAAACATCCATTATTTGTTCTTCTAATTTAGGGTATTTTTTAATATGCATCATCATATTTCTTGTGCATAATTCTTCCCATGTTTCCCTTCTTTCTTTTTGTTCTACATATTTTGCATATTTCATATGTACAGTTATATCGCTTAAAATTTCACTTGCTTTATTCATTATTCCACTTCCTTTCTTATTGGTAAATTTTCCCATTTGTTAAACTGCGCCAACAGTTTGTTTTCTTTTTTAGTAACTACTATCCAATCCATATCTTGAACCCAAGTCCAATTTTTCATGTCTGCAATTACTTTATCTCCGTATATTCTAACTAATTGGCCTATTTCCCAAAATTCTTTATTATCATATTTTATAATGGGATGTCCACACGCTTGAATTATACTTTTTCGGCTTTCTGCAATTATCTGACCATCACTATAAAAGTTAGGATTAGAACAGGTAATTTTTAAGTCATTAAATTTTCTATGAAAATTTGCTAATGTTAATGACTCTTTTATCTTCCAACCTGATGCTTTTAAATCACTTTCAAAAATGCGACTTGGTAGGAAGTTTTCATCTTCTTCGTCTATATTATATTCGTTGTAAAAATTTTTTATATTCATATTATCACCATATATATTACCCATTATGCTAATTTCCTTGATTTATCCAAAAAAATTTGTTTTGATGGGCCGTTCCACTTCATTTTTTCAAAAAATTACTCTATTTCTTTAGATATTAAATCGTGATATTTTACTGATTTGTTATTTTGTGTTTCAAAACAGTCATCACACATACAAAAAACAATTCTCTTGTCTGAAAATTCTCTATAATGAAAGTCATGCCTACTAAGATATGTAGCATAAGCCATTAATTCTACGCCACCTATCAAAGATTTTGTCTTTTTGTCTGTTGATAATTTTTTATCGCAAGTTAAGCAGGTTCTTTTGCTATCACTTGGTTGCATTTCCTTCTTTATCCACTTTTCTTTATTTGGTATCATTGTTGTACTCATAATTCTTCACCATCTTTTCTAAAAACTTTTCTTACTGAGGACTTAACCTCGTGATAAACCCCTTTTGATTTAGGGCTTCCTGATACAGTAATTAATTTTACAGTATCGGTAGCAGGATTTTTTACCCGTATCTTAATATGTTTGCTAATTTGAAACTCTACGATTTCTACACCTAAAGTTTCTATTGCTTTCATCATCTTCTTAATCTCTTTTCCGTTCATAACCATCACATCATTGTATCGTTTTACTATAACATATGTTATATTTCTTAATATACGCCAAAAGAGTTGCTTCATGTTCCATATTTCTATCGCTATAATCTAATGAAAAATATTTTTCAACAAATTCTTCCAGAAATCCACCAAGTATTTCTTTGGGCAATATCATTTCCATTTCTTCAAACTGATTTAAAAATGTAGGTAATATTCCTTCTTCTTCTCTCATTTTATGTACTTCTCTAAGCCAAGTTTCATGAGCACGAATTTCTTTCCATGTAGGTTTTAACATTTTTAGAAATATCCAAAAGTCTTTTAAAATATTCATTCAAAAGCCGCCTCTTTCTTAAAATAATAAATCATATCTTTGGCATTTCTAAATCTTTCTTGAGCAGATTTACCATCTTTCCAAGATATATTATAAGAAGCATAACGATTTAATTTGTTAATTAGGGTTGATTCATACATTGACTGTTGTGCAACCATATCATCTTTAGCATATTGTTCAGCATATTCTTTTGATTCTCTTTTCATATCTTTTAATTGAGTATTCCAACCCTTTTGTAAAATAGGGTATCTAATAAAACTCATAGGTGAGGGATAATTACTATAACTGTAATAATCTTTCTTTTTCTCAACCAAGTAGTCTATAATTTCAATAAATTCTTCTGCGCCTGTATCTTTTCTCCAATAACTCATCACTATCAATAAAAAAATCCCCCCATTATTTTAAGTGGCGGGGGGAAACCACTATCCTATGAAAAATAGTTTTATCAGTAAAACTACTAAAAACTGTATGCCATTAGTCGCATACTAACTAACAGAATTGACCTGTATTAATCGTCATCACTAATACAAGAACCGCCAACAATTGCTTGAGTTAGTACGACTTCATCAACCGCATTAAAATCAATGTTAGCAATATCTTCTCTTGAAACCAATTCACCATCAACATATGCCCAATGTGTAGGGTGGTCAATTATTTGGTCAAGTGCTTCAGTTGCACTTAGAGTTAATTCTGTATGTCCTGTTTCATTCAATATTGTTATCTTTACCATTTATTTCACTTCCTTTATTCTTCATTTTCAAAAATTGGTCTGCCATTTTCAGTAAATAGTCCACCGTTTGTAATATGCTTTACAACAGCCTTTTCCATTTTCTTTCTTGTACTTACCATTCTCTTTTCGCTTACAACATTCAAGTTTGATAGTGTATTTAGAGTTTCATTAATAAAACTCTTAGCCAATTCAAATTGTGCATTTTGACTTTCATCAAGATATACACCACCTGTTGCACGACTCATAATTCTACGAAGTTCAAAATCCGTAATAAGTCCTGCTTCTACTTGTTCTTTCAGCATTGTTTCCAATTCATTCACATTTTTACTCATTTCTTTTTCACCTTTTTTCTTTTGTGGACATTGGGCTGTTCCTCACCATATTTACATAAAAAACTGAGCCTATTAAGGTTCTTGTTAATTTATGTTTGCTATAATGATATAATATCATCATATTAAATCGCACATAATGTACGACTTTAGAATTCAATCTTTCCAAGTCCAAAGACAACCCTTGTAAGTATTCATTGAAATACCCTGAATTCTTTGTACATCAACCTTATGAAATGTACGGGTCTTAGCCAACACATTATTTAATGCCTGCATTTGAATGCCGTATCTTTCACCATTATTGATAAATTCGTATATTTCTTGTGTACTTCGGGGTTCTTTGGCTTCTTTGAGATATTTTTCTATCTTAATTCTTATCCTTTTGTATTTCATTAATATCACCTTTCAATCCATTAATATCATCTTGTACCTTTCTTAATGTTTTCATAACATTAGATACTATCTCACTTACTTCATTAAGTTTTTCGTCTATCTCTTCTTTCCATTCTGTTTTCGGTTTCATTATCTTACCTACCTTTTCATAGCATTTATCACAAAGTATTGGATTACCTGTAATTCCTTTGTAACAACCACACATTAAACATTCTCCCATCTTTAATCACCTATATCTTTTTGCTTGTTTTCTTGAGGATATAGAACCACTAAATCTATTATCTACTCTCCATGTTCTTTCATCGGTTGATGTATTGCGAACATCCTTATTGTTTCTAATTGCATCAAGTACATTAGACTCATGAGCAGATAATCCAAAATCAGTCATCTTACCTTCAAGTTTTTTAATTTCATTTTGTGTTTTCTTAATCGCCTTTTTCTTAGATTCAGCCTTATCGGTTAATACTTTATTCCCTAAAGGTTTGCCGTAATTAGCCACATCTTTCTGTATCTTATCCTCAATTTGATTAAGAATCTTCCTCAGTTCTCTCTTTTGTTCCGTCAATCTTTGCTTCAACATTATTTTCCTTTTCATAATCATTCCTCATTTCTTTTGCAATTGCTTTACACTTATGCCAATTGCCAACACGACCATTACAAAATATATACCATGCAATTCTATCTTCGCTGAAATTATTTTGTAACATATAATTGATATGTTTCATTTTACCCATTTCATATCTCCCTAATTTTAATCAGAAGTAAAACCAAATAGCCTATTAAATCTTTGACCACATCTTCATCAGATTCAATGCTATCATTACCTTGCATTAATCTATTGAGTTTATCGTCAATTCTAACTCTAAGCCCTTCGTCAATTCCTGCTTTTGAAAAAACCCTAATTGGGTTCATCACGGAATCGCCATATTGTTCATTCTTTTGAATTAGGAAATCCCTAATTTCATCCATTGTTTCTTTTATTTTCTTTTTTGTTTCCATACTGTCCACCAGAACATCAGTCTTTTTCATTTAATTTAAAACTTTATCTCTTACAAAATGACACCTTTTCCCATTTTCCCATGCTACAAAATGTATGAGATAATATTTTGCATGAGATAATCCAATTTTCTTAATCATTTTGATACCTTTTCCCATTATCCCACTTTTCCCACACTTTGACCCTCTTACATATATACACAAATATATACAAAAATAGATAGAGAGTAAAGTAAAGTAAGTAAGGAAGGAAAGGGAAAAGGGGAAAAGATACTAAAATAAACATAATGATTAAGATAATATAATTATCTAATACAAAATGTTTTCTCATAGTAATGGGAAAAGATGGGAATTCCCATCAAATAAATTATGTCATACAAAATGACTGACATCTTTTAAACAAAGATAAATGATTAAAACTAATAAAATAAAACTATATTAAAATGATTAGTTATAGTTTATATATTGTTCTGGTTATTGTTAGATAAATAAGACAATTTATCCAAAAAACTTCTGTGCGAATTGCCCAAACCGACACCACCTATGACCCCCTACCCCTTATAAGGCAAGCCGACCCCCTCCGACCTGCCTATATATCACCAATTAGATTGTTTTGTCAGAAGTTTAGAACCATATGGTAATAATAACTAATAGTGTAAATTTGTGGAACGCATTATTACCCCAAAGGGCGACATTTTTTGTGAGAAAATGCCGAAAAACTCCCTCAAATTGAGGCTTAATCCTCTTCATCAAGCCTCATTTGAATTAACCCCATAAGTGCCGGATAAATTTCCGGTTTCTTTGAAATTCCTGCGACCATCACGCTCATCGGCTTCAAGTTTTGCTTTCAAATATGATTCAAGTGTATGTTCATATCTAACACCATCTTCAACAAATGTCGGTTTGAGTTTTGAATTCTCAAAAAATATTTGGTGATTAACTTGATTATCTTTTGCCTGTTTTGAGTTAGCCTTTAGCACATCTTTGTCAAGTCGGACACTTCGCCAACCTTCAAATTCATTATCAGCAAATTCAAGTTTTAGACTCTTGACGATTTTTTCACGGTTTCTAAGTGATTCACCTCGCTTCATTTGATATTCGGCAAGGTCAATTTTGTCAAGAATAACCTCATCTTCACTATTCTCATTTTCAACAATCCACGCCTTAAGAGGGGCGAGAAATTTGTTATATATCTCATCGTTTTGGTATTTCGTTTTCTTTTCGGTCATATTAATTACCACTAAATAGGACTTCTTTAACATCATAAGGTTTTCACAAAGTTACAACCATATGGTAAGGCCACTTTGTAGGCACGAACCTTAAGGTCATATGGTATTCTAATACCATGTTTTCATGGAGAAAAATATCAAGAAAAGAGCGTAAAGAAGAAACACAAAAGAATTTTACCCTTAAATTAAAACAGGATAGATATAAGAATTGGATTTGTGAATCTGCAAGGGTTCAAGGTAATACAATTGAAGAGGTCAAAGAAAGAATGGATTTATTATTGGCTGCAATTGTTGAAAAATTAGATGAAGCAAACGGAGATGAATAAAATGGATAACATACCAAAAGAAGTAGAAAAAACAATAGAGCAAATAACACGAGAACAGAAAAAAGTATTTGAGGATTATTACGATACACAAATTAGAAAATGGGTTTGGTATTGTTGTAATAAGGGCTGTGCAACAATTAATGTAAAAAATCCTTTAGATAGTGTAGTTTTTGTTGATGCTTGGAGATATTTAGAAACAGAATGTCTAAAAAATAGCAAGGTGAATAATAATGAGTAAATTATTGAAAGAAGCACAAAGTAAAACTCTTGAATTGTTAAAAATTGAAGAGGATTTGGCATATCATAGATGGTTAAGAGCAAAACAAATGGTTGAATTTAAGAAATTATTGGAGAGTGAGGAAGAATGAAATACAAATATGATATGACTAAAGAAGTTTTGATTGCTTCATGGCTAAAAGATTTTGATGAATTACCACATACTAAAAGTGTAGTTTATAGTTTCTTTAGTATTATTTCCGAAACTGATGATGAAGAAATAATTAATTCTTATTATACTTCTATTGTTGGATTATTAAAAGACTGTAAAGGCTATCCTCTAAAAAGAGGTTGGAATTTTAAGAAAAGTAATATTGAATTGCTAAAAGAATTAGGGTGGTATTGATGAAATACAAAAATAATCAATTAATTGCAATTATTCAAGAGATATGTGCAATAATTTATTTTCAACAATCATTAAAACATCAAGATAAATGGTTGAATGACAGAATTAAAGATGGGCTTTGGGATTTAGAATTGTGTGAAGATGAAGAATATGAAAATGGATTTAAAAAAGAAGGTGAGGAAGAATGATAAATGAAATAATGAATGAATTAGTAGAATTAAGATTTAAAGTAATAGGTGCTAAAGATAGCAATACAGGTAAAATACCGGATTATAGAAATTATGCTGTAACATATTTTTTGAATATGAATCATGCTTATGTTGATTATGGTATTGAAGGTTTGAGAACACAAATTTTGTATGTTATTTCAAATCTTGAAGATTGGAATTGTGTTGAAGGTATGAAAGTTAAAAATCAATTAAAATTGATTACTATTAAATTAAAGGAGATGTTAAAATAGGTAAATTTCAAAGAAGGCATTATGAAATATTAGCCGCTACAATTGCTTTATTTAATGAAAATGAATTATATGAAGTAGATGATATAATCAATAAAGTTACTGATATGCTAATAGCGGATAATCACAGGTTCAAATATAATCAATTTGTTGAAAAAATTGAATTTATAAGAAATAGATTTGTTCCGAGATACGATTAGATTTATCATACCTCCGTGTGCAGTTTTTGGGTTCTGCATTATTAAAAACCCAATTTTTTTGAGTTTTAAATTATTTCAAGGTACTGCAAAGCGTACCATATGGATGCCGCTTTTGCATAATCCTTAGATAATAATCGAAACCCTATTTATCACCTAATAGGAGGTAGTAGTATGAGTAATACAGAAGAAGAAATGCAAGACGAAAACAAGAAAGCAACCAAAGAGGATGTCATTGAATTGGCAGAATCAATGGGGATAAATAGAGGCACTTGTTCATGGGATAATCCGGTGAACAAATTTGTAATAATGTTGAATACATTATTCATGAATACCTTAGCAAGTGAAAGAGTGAACCAAGATTGTTTGATGATTTTAGTCGGCCAACCAATAGGTCAATTAAAAGCCATCAAAGAATCATATGATGCTTTCAAAGCGGCTGAACAAAAGCAACGAGATTATTACAAGGCTGAAAGAACCAAGAAAGATGAATGGGAAGAAAAATATAATTCTGTTAAATGGAAAAACAGACATATTCAATCTTCTAATAGATTCGCACGAGTCATCGCTCAGATGGCTTTAGATGATTCAAGAAGATTGAGTTATGCAATATCGGAGGCTAATGATATGTTTAGTTTCGACGATGAGTGATTAATTTCACTACTAAACTACTGCAACAAGTCCGGTTCAGGGGGTAATTTATTGGTTCAATTACTCCTTGAATCGGCACATCATCGGCTTTGTTTCATTATACAAAAGTGTCATTTCACAAACCATATGGTTGTCCACGATAGTAAAATGGACACCGCAGGAGGGTAATTTAATGTTTGATTGTGATGACTGATTATTATCATTACCAAACATATTACCATATGGTTCATGCGTTAGCATATTATGAACCGCAGGAGGGTGAACAGAATGTTCTTTGACGATGACGAGTGATTAAGTTAAGAACATTATTATCTGTTACCATATGGTAAGCACTTTGTAGCGCACCTTACAAAAATAAAATTAATAAAAAAATAAATTAAAAAAAAAGGTGGGAAGAAAATATATTACTATTTTTTTATAAGATTTGATTAAGAAAAAAATCTACACAAATCTTATGAAGCCTGACAAACGAACAACTGAACACAAGTTTAAGTTTAAAACTTCCCATGATGGATTTTTACTAAGAATCCTAACTTAGACATACAAGATTATGACCTCTAATTATTTACTTGAAGAAATTAATCTTCTTCCTCAAGCAGAATCATCTGTGGATTCCTCCGTAGAAACTTCTTCTGCTATTGGTGGTTTAATGTTTAGACCTTCTTCAAGATTTAATTTACCATCCCAACGACCTGTTGTAAAGTATTTGGTAAATCTTTGTTTTACAGCAAAACCTCTTGCTTTAGCCATTTCTAAACCATCAGGATATGGTGAACCACCCATTTCCTTATTTCTATCTGAAATAACATTTGTTTGTTGAATAACAAGATTGTTGTTCCAAAAATCAACGGTTGCATCAATTGTCATTTGTTCTAATGTAGACAAACTTGCTTGAACAAATGCAGGCAAATTAGATTCTGCACCCTTTTGTATAGGCCAATTTGTTGCTAATGCACCATCTGATTTTTCAACAGTTAAATCTCTTCCTTCAATTAGAATTTGATTCCATAGATTCTTCCGCTTTGCAGAATTTCTATTACCTCTTCTAATATTCATTCGTATCAATTCAACAGCATCAATTATATCATCATTAGAATTCAAGTAATCTTGATTACCTTCATGGTCTAAAAATTCTTCAACCTTTGTTATTCTGCTATTCCATTTTTCATCTGTCATTGACAAATCTTTTTCTTTCTTTTCTGTTTCTTTCTTAGGCATATTTTTTCACTTCCTTATTTTTCTTTTCTTACTTCCCGTTTTTGGGAAGTGCTATATCAATCCCACAATAAATCATAAGGTATTGCTGCAAAGCGCAAACCATATGGTTCTATTCTTAGGTTCATTCGTCATCATCTCTTATGGCGGAGGGTTCTTTTTATTCTCTATTCATTCTTCAATCCATATGGTTCTACTTTGGAGGTTCTTGATTTTTTATTTAATTAAATCAAATCTTTTTTTCTGTGATTGCGAAAACTGCATATTCTTGTCGAAACACCTTTCAAACAGACTATGACAGTAAAATATACATCATTCTGTATAGTAAAAAAGCAGATACAGCAAAACCGATACATTTTACCAAATACATACTGTTATAACCCTCTACATACCCTGATATAACATGAGGATTACCTAATGGTGTTCAATTTTTACATTAATCAGGGTTCTGAACCTAAACACTCAGAAGAATTAGAAGAAATATTAAAGAAAATGGAAAATCATTTCGCAGATTGGGAAGATTTCTATACCTTTTATTCTAAGAGAGCAGGAATACCAGAAAAAATGAAAGAACAAATAAGACAATTATACATTGATTTGCGAGAAGATTTTATTAGTATAATTAAACAATACAACAAGAATATACGCCATTTTGCAGATATACATTCATCAAATAATCCAGATACAGACTTTGAGAATGAAGTTATTAATCAAATGAAAGAGATGGCAAATAACTTTAATAAAAAAGATACAGATAATTCTTTTAATATGTATAATTAAATCTTATTTCTTATTTCGGGAATAGAATTTAATTAAAAAAAAAATTTTCGCTAACGCCAAAAAAATTTGCGGCCATTTTTCTGAAAAAGGCTATGGTATATTTTTTACCCTTTTTTATTTTTGCAGCATTATAGTTAAATAGTATTTAATTTTTACATTTTAATATGACAAGGTGTAATTACTTAGATGAATGGTTTAACGCTAAGTCAAAAGAAGTTGACAAGAAAGAAAATAAAACCAAAAAATGTTTTGTTACCGGTGGTAAAAAATGAATTGGGAAGATATACTTAAAATAAAAGATACTGCGGGTAACAATCTAATTGTTAGAGATGTAGATAACTTTATTGAAAGATTAAGAGCCGCAGTTAGAGTTGCAGCAAGTCAATATTTTGGAGAAATATCACAAGCAAAAAGAGAAGGAGAACCAAGAGTTTCTAATATTAATATAAGACAAAATTATATTTCCGATGAAATACTAAGAATAAGAATTTCATATAGACATAGAGAATCTAAAGAAAGAGAATTCTTTGAAATTATTTTAAGAGAAGATGAAACAGGTGATTACTATTTCCTTAGAATAAGTGGGCCGGGAGTTAATTTAACAGATAATAGTATTGTAAGTAGTGAAACAAAATTAATTACTATTATTGTAGAGGCTGTTGAAAGAAATATACAATTTAATATTCCTGAAAGTAAAGACCTTAGAGATACTTCAGGTGAAGATAGACAAACTTCTGAACAAACTATTAGAGATGTTGAAGAAGCAAATCCGGGTTATTTGTATATTAATCAAAAAATGTATAAAATTACAGATTTAGAGGAACAAGCAGATAAAGAGGGTATTACCTATGAACAATTGTTAAGAAGATTAGGTAGAATTACTAAAGCATTTGGTCAACAACAAACTCCTAAACCATCATTAGGTTCTAAAGCCAAAAGAAAGAAAAAACCATTACCCACAGCACCAGATAAATATATAATATATATGACAGAAAAATATAATTCACGAATGTATAGAGGTATTTGGATTCCTATGTGGCGAGATAATCCTCAAAAATTTGATTCAAGACAAGAGGCTTTAGATTGGCTTACAAGAATGATGATAGAAAGAGGTAATCCGAGAGGATGGACTGTTGAAGGTAATACATATAGTGGTCATGCTGTTGTTTATGATGGTATTTATGAAATGATAATGGCACCAAGTTATTATTATTATATTGCTGAAGAAAATGAAGAATTACCTGACCCTAATAATCATAATATAAGAGTAGACAATACTACAAGAGATAGAGTTTTAGATAGATTAGAGGGTAAAAAATATGACACAGAAAGATACTAATTGGGAAGATATTTTAAAAAATCTTTCTTTTGCTAATCAAATAACTACAACAGGTGGTAAGACTAAGAGAAAGAAAAAACCATTACCCGATTTTGAACCTGAACCTAAATGTTGGCCTAAAATAGAATTATTTTTAACAAAGTTAAGTAACGCTTTTGGTTTATTAGACCCCGAAGCAACCAGAATTATTAATTATCCGTTTAGAGAAGCATTTGATGAAAGTCAATGGTGTAAATCATATGATAGTTTAATTAATAATAATATGGCTATTAAAATAAATGGTTTTGATATGCGACCTAATGAAACTAAATATGTAGTTATGCGTATGTTTTTCCATTTAGAAAATGACGATTATAATTTAATGCTTAATTGTCATGCAAGATTTGAACATGATAAAGTAGAATATCAAAGTATAAGATTTTACGGGTCGGGTGAAAAAACGCTCGGTACTGTTTTCGGTGTAGATATATTTGACTTTCAATATACCTCTAATAGAGGCACGAGAGAATTAAATGAATATAACGATTTTAGCAACTGGGCTTATCAATCAAGAGTTTTAAGATTTATAGATGCTATACAATCTATTGCTAATGAATATACTACGGGAGTAAATATAATAATGGGTACTGAACCATCACTTGAAGAACTAAAAACAAGTTTTGTTGAAAAATTCTTTACAAGTAGAAAACCGAGAGGTAGAGATATAAATAAAAGTTTAATTGGACAACAAAAAACTACAACGGGTGGTAAGGTAAAAAGAAAAAAGAAACCTTTGCCTGATTTTGAACCAAGTACAGAATGTTATGATTGGTTAAAAGGTTTAGAAAGTGTAATAGAATCAACAACACCTTTATCAAAACATCATTTCATACACCTCAGTCCTAAATTAGCACAAAGGGAAGATTTATGTTGTTTTATTAAAAGTCATATAGAAAAAATGTTTAATGAAAGAATGTATTATGATGAACCCTTTAGGAAATTAAATCAAGAAGAAGAAATATATTTTGGTGCAGTTACCAATATGATTGAAAATCCTGACCATCAACTATTTTTTCAACTTACGGTTGACCCAATGATGGATAAAAGATTGTTTAGATTAGAAGTAGAAATATGCTCTTTTATTTTTCCTAATATTGCTGCTTATACTCCTTTTCCCGAAGAAATTTTTGAACAAGGTAATACGATATATGGTGATGCTGAAGATTTTTCAATTTGGGTTTCAGACCCCGATTATAGTGCATATTTTGATGTTTATGATTTGGATATAAAAAATATAGAAGATTATGAAAGCCAAATAATAGATGAGTTAAAAAAATTAAATAAATTTGTAGATTATATAGGTAATAATGATTTTAAATCATCACTTAGGCGTTGGCTTATAACAAAAGCAGCCGAAATAAGTACTACTGATGATGAAATATTTAGTGAAAATTTTGACACCAAATTAGCGGAGAGAGCAACTAAATTTAATTTAATGGATGACAGGGTTTTATTTTCAAGTAATGCCTTTTCGTTTTTAGTTAAAGTAATTCAGCAAAACCTCCCTTAATCAAAATTTATATATAGTTAATTAAAAAATAAATTATTGAGAGGATTATATGTGGGCTACTATACTTAAGGGTAAAGCCACATCTAA